GCAAGTTATTTGACATTTGATGGATCAAGTCAATATTTAAATGCTACTAATAGTGGATACTCATATGGAGGTGGTTCTCTTACATTTGAATGTTGGGTTTCCCCATCAGGAAATGGTGTAATAATAGATGAAAGTAGTCAAACAGGGTTACCAACAGGAACATGGCATCAGTCTATGATTGAATTATCAAGTGGAAATATATTTGTTAGAATTTGGAATGGTGCATCATTAAATTTAGGAGCTTACACTAATGGAAATTGGTATCAAATTGTACTTACATATGATGGTATTACACAACGTGGTTATCTTAATGGGTTACTTGTAAGTAGCAATACAGTATCTAGATCAATTGCAAATACAATATCTTCTGCTTTATATTATCAATTTGGAACTTCTGAAACAACTAATAATTTAGGTAATGGTGGATATTTTAATGGTAAATTAAATACAATAGTATTTTATAATACAGCAATATCTGATCAACAAGTTACATTAAATTACAACAGAATTTGTTCAAGATTTAGTTTAACACCAATTTCTGTTAGCTCAAACCCAAATATAAATTATTTTCCTATGGCTAATACAGTTACAGTTAGTAGTAGTTATAACAATACTGGATCTTCAGCTTGGATGTCTTTTTGTGGTTCAGTTAATTATGGTAATGTTGCTTGGACATCTGGTGGTGGAACTACTGTCGGAGGAACTGGAACTAGTTTGAGTTATTCTACAAGTAGTCCATTTGCTTATAATCAAGCTGGTGGATTTTCTACAACTGTATCAAGTACAAGTTACAATGGTGAATGGATACAAATACAATGTAATTCAACACTTGTTAATTCATTTACTATTTATCCACAACCAACTAGTACTTTTTATACTAGATCACCAAGTACATTTGTTTTGGCAGGTAGTAATAATGGAAGTACTTGGACAGCTTTACATATAGTTAAAAACAATATAACTTGGTCAAATTCAAATGGTATAACTTTTACTTGTAATCAAAATAATACTACAATGTACACTTACTTTAGATTAATTATTACTGCAGTTAGTGGTAATACTGGTAATACTGGCTTTGGGTGTTTACTTTTAAATACAAATATAGGTAGTTCAGGAACATCAGTTACAATACCCCCTACTATTATGTCAGCATCTACATTAATTGTTTCTGGACATCCAAACAATTTGTTAAATGGTACATTCACAGCAAGTGCTAGTAGTAATTCTAGTAGTGCAGATGCGTTTTTTGCTTTTCAAGGTTTTCAAACTGGAACAGCTACTTGGGTTACTAGTACATCAAGTTATCCAAGTGGTGTTTACACTGGTAGTTTTATGACTACAGTTTCTGGAACTAATTACAATGGTGAATGGATTCAATTAGCTGCACCGTATCAAATTATTATAAATTCATTTAGTTTACAACCACAACAAACAAGCACATATTTTAATAGAGCACCAACTACTTTTGTTTTTGCTGGTAGTAATGATAAAATATCATGGACACCATTACATATACAAAGTACTTCAGTTATTTGGTCAAATAGTAACACACAAACATTCAATTGTAATCAAAATAATAATACAGATACCTTTATATATTTTAGATTAATTATAATGTCAACAACAAACTCAACTGATGGGTATACAAGTATAGGATATCTTCAATTAAATAGTTATCTTGGAGGTGGACCATTATGGATTTCAAAATTTTATAAAGGAAAATCTACACAAACTGGAAATAATGGAACAAATTTATTAGCCGCTGATATAGGTACAACTACTACAGGATTAGGATCGGCATTAACTGCTGACCCTAGTTCTAGATTTATAGAAATATTAAATTCAACAAACAATTTTACAGGTAAAAGACATATTATTAGTTGTAGTTATAATAATATAACAAATGTTAATGTAAATGCTACTATGTATTTTGGATTTAACAATTTTGGTAAAATTTATCAAAATAACATATTATTGTATACTGATGGATTTTATTCAAATGATCTTAATAATTTAAATTGTACTGTCATTTTATCACCTGGTATAAATACGTTTGATTTTGTTGTTTGGAAAAATAATACAACTGCTGGTGGTTGTATTTTTAGTTTAATAAGTAACGGAATTGTTTTAATGAGAAGTGATAACTATACAAATACACCTTTAATTAATACAACTAAAACAACAATTACAAGTACACAAAATTACCTAGGAGTTTTAGATCAAATTAGTCAAGATTACTCAGTTGGTGCAGCTTACGGTTTAACAAAATTAAGAAATAATTACACAGGAGCTGTTGTTAATGTTACAAAATATACAGTTCCTATACATGTTGTTATTAAGACTTCTGTTCAACTTTATTATAGTACAAATAATGGTGTGTCTTATACAGGACCAGTTACAGCTAATTTACCAGCATCTATTATAAGTATAACTTATGGTACTACAGTTCAAGGTGGTAATACTATTTGGCTTGTTTGTGGTAGAAGCTCTGGACCAACAACTAGTACATCTTGTTATTTAAGTTATTCTTTAAATGGAACTTCTTGGACAACTATTTCTGGTATAACTACATTATTAGGCACAACTAATAATTATGTTATAAACGGTGTATATTATGGTGTTATTAATGAATTACCAATGTGGATATGCGTAGGTGGTAGAACTAATGCCTCAAGTTCACCTAATATAGCATATACAAAAAGTCAAATACCAACAACTGGTTGGACTGTAAGTAATACAAGTACTAGTATTGTATATTCTTGCGCATTTGGTAAAATAAATGCTGGTAGAGTAAGTGGAAATGGGTTTGTATGTTGTGGTGCAAATGGTTCAGGTGCGTGTATATTATATAGTACTACAGGAACTAGTTGGACTCAAGTAAATGTTTTTAATCAAGGTAATGGTGGTCGTGCTGTTACTATTGCTTCAGGGTACGTATTAGGATCAGCTGGATGGGTTGTTGGTGGTACTGATAATGCTGGAGGTACTCATACATGTCTTTATTATAGTACTAATGGTGCATCTTGGACTATATGTAATATATATACTGATACAACTAGAATAACTACATCAATTATGGATAATGTACTTAGTGTAGCATCGGGTATTGTTAATGGTATACCAGGGTGGATAGCTTGTGCGTCTACTTCAACAAAAATGGCTTACTCTACAGATGGTATAAATTGGATTCAAAATAATTCTATATTTACTACTGCTGCCGTTAATATTTCTTGGACTGGTACTTATTGGATAGCTTATGGTGTTGGTACACATACATCCGCTACATCAATAGATGGAATTAATTGGAGTAATTTTAATGTTACGTCCGCATTAATTAATTCTAATGGTGTCGTTTCTGCTTCTGGTTATGGTAACATAGGAACAACTTCTACTACAGATTTTTACGCGGATCCACAAGGAAATTTAATGACTAGTGGTTTGTATGGACAAACTTTACAAAATTGGTCTGGTGGAGCACCTATTTTTGTTAATACTTGGTATGATCAAAGTACTAGTAGTAATAATTTAACACAATCAACAACTTCAGCTAAACCAACTATCACCTGGAATACTACACAAAATGCTTGGTGTGTTGACAGTCAAAATACAAGTTCGCAATTTTTAAGTTCAACCACAACACCATTACCAACTGGTACAGCAAATTTACCTTACTCATTTGTAGTTAAAACTGGTACATTAAATCATTTAACTGGGTCCTTTGTATTTTTTGCTGGAAATGCAAGTAGTAATAGTTCTAATGGTCTGTATATGATTACAAGTTCTTCATTTAGTAATTATTGGTTTGGTAATGATTTTACTGTAACATATAATTATTCAAGTGGACAAACTATTCTTTTTAATTATGATAGTAGTAACCATTACAGTTATGTAAATGGAAAATATACAGGTAGTCTTACTAGAAGTGGTGGTACAACAACTTCTGGACAAACTTTTTATTTATTTAGAGATTCAGGTACAACTAATTGGTTAAATGGACAAATTTATTATGCTATATTCTTAAAAAGTGCTTTAAATCAATCTAATGTATACCCTGGATCAGGATCAGCTATATCAGCAGATAGTTTTCGAAATTTTATTATAGATGGTCCTATTTTAAATAGTACACCTAGTGTAACAAATACTGCTGTATCTGCTTTAAGTAATGTATATACTACACTTCAACCAGCTTTAAATAATGGTCTTATTTCACAAAGTGCTGTTTTTGATAATGTTAGTACAGTTACTAAAAATTCTTGTAGAGCTGCTTATGCATTAGTTTTATTAACTACCAGTTACTCTGGACCAGTTGTACAAATTCGCCGTGCTATAGACAACACATTATCAGATTTCTATGCTGATATACAAGGTAATTTAGGAACTAGTACAAATGGTACAGGTACTTGTTTAAATACTTGGTTAAAAGGATCACCTGGTTACATCGTTACTTGGTATAATCAATTATATCCAACTAGTTCTATAAATTCAAATACATTTACAGTAAATAATCAAACATATACCGTCAGTACTAGTAATTCAAATGTTGGTACAACAAGTTATGCTCCATTTGATAATAATAAATATAGTCATTGGGAAATCGGTAGTGGAAGTACATATTATACTTATCCTGGTGGAATCGCTACAGGTATTACATCTACTACTATATCAGGAAGTTCTTATAATGGTGAATGGTTACAAATTAACGTACCAACAGCAGTTCAAATCGACTCATTTACATTATGTGGAAGACAAGATTCTAGTTTATATTTATATAGAACACCAAATACTTTTAAAATTGCTGGAAGTAATGACAACAGTACTTGGACATTAATTCATACAGCTACTAATGTATATTTTAATGCATCTTCTCAAACTTTTTCAGTAAACGCTGGAAATACTAATAGTTACATTTATTTTAGAATTGTCGTTAATGCTATAGGTAATGGTTCAGTAAGTGGCGATCCATCTTCAGCTGGTTATCTTGATATATCAGAATGGACACTTTACACTACAACTTCTCAAGCAATACCACCTATAAATAATGCTACACAAACTATACCAGCATTTCAACCTGTCATAAATAGTGTAATGTATTATCAAAATACAGATACAATTTACGTAGTTGACTCACAAAATAGTTCATTACAGTATCTTAATATACCAAGTAATACTGTACCAACTGGTGTAACAAATGCTAATTATAGTATGATTCTTAGACACGGTTTAGTTAACAATACTACTGATGGTGCATTTATAAGTAGTGGTAGTGGTAGCGGTGGTGGTAGTGGTAATAATAATCAAAGTAATGTTTTAAGATGTTATTCTGCATTACCTAATGGTTATGTAAATTATTGGTATTTTAATGATTTTACTTTTGGTACTTCTACATTTAATTCAGGTAATCAAATTTGTTGTAATTATGATGGAACAAATAGAAAAGCTTATATTAACACAAATTTAAAATCAACGTCAAGTAGTTCAGGTAATAATGTATCAGCTGAACAACAATATCTTTTTAGAAGTTTTTCAGGTGAGTATCTTAATGGACAAATGTATTATATTTTTGTATTTGGTAGCGCTATTTCTGATATTGATAGATTAAAATTAATGACTACTTAAAAACTTTTATTAAAAGTTTCATCAAAAGTAACATACTTTCAAAATACGTTGTAATTCACCCACTAATATAAGAAACTAAATAACTATCTAAATAACCGTGATTTGTTTTCCTAATTTGACCAGTTAAAAAACATCCACTTGTATATATACATATATATTCTTGATTAGTTATATTACAATCTTCACAATAAATATCTTCACTTATAAAACATATATATTCTGCATAATCTTCATCTAATCTAGTATATTTTTTTAAATTATTATTTCCAATAGGACTTTCTCGATTAATACATCTAATAATATTACTTTTATCTAAATCTATTTCAAAATTTAATTTGTCATCAGTTTCTTTTTTATTATTTACATTTGTTATAATTACATCACAATCAACATCAAATTTATATAATATATCTTCATCTCGTGATAAAACATCACCTTTTTTAATTTTTTTCATCAAGTTTATTTAAAAAAATTTGAAATTTATTTTCCATTTAACTTTTAATTTAAATTAACTTTAAATTAAATTATTTAACATTTTTGTATAGGATTACCTTCAACATCACAAATACGAATATTAAGAAATTAACTTTATCCATAAATATCAAAAATAAAATCAGTATCATAATAATCGTATCTTTTTTCAATTTTTCCAATTCCACACGTAAAGAAAACCATGTTTCTGCACGTATACGTATTACTTCTACATTCGTTATATTACAATTTTCACAATACATTTCTTCACTTACAAAATATAAAAAAGTACCTTCTTCTTCTTCATCATATCTAGTATATTCTTTACCATTACTTTTTCTAATAATACTTCGTATAATATAATTTTGATCTAAATCTATTACAAAATTAAATACGTCTTTTTGCTCTTGTTTAGTATTTTCATTTGTTATTTTTACATTAAGATAAAATTCACCTTTACATATATTTATAATTTCTTCATCTTTTGTTAAAACTTTGTCATTTTCAACTTTTTTTTGAAGTTGTGTTAAAAAATTTTCCATTTTTATATATATATTTTTTTAACTTTAAATTACTTTTAATAATTCTTCTAAAGTGTTTACTTTTTTAGTTAATTCTTGTATAGCAGACACTAAATATGGAATTATTCTTTCGTGTCTCATATTTTTATATTTAATGTCATCATTTATATTTGTATATTCACCTACAGCGTGTGGTATTACAATTTCTACTTCTTGTGCTAAAAACCCAGAATCACTTTTACCAGCATAATCTTGATTAAAAATATCATCTTTCCAACTGAAAGTTACTGGATTTAAATCATTTACAATTGACAAACCTGAATTTATCTTGTTTACATTTGTTTTTAATCTAGCATCTGATATAGTACCAAACGCTCCTATATCTCCTATTACAGTTAACGTACCAGAACCTGTAAGAGACATTGTTCCTGTACTACTAGAATACCAAATATGTTGTGATCCACTTGGTGTTTGATATCTTAATGTACTTGAATTCATACCTAAACCATAAAAATTAGTTGATCCAGAAATCGTGTCACTTGAAGCACCATCGTATAATACTAGTAATTTATTATAACTATTTAAAGATTTATTGACATTAATTGTACCATTTACATCTAATGTATAAATAGGTAAAGATGTATTTATACCAACATTTCCACCAGTCGTAAATAAATTACCAATTGTATTACAATTATAACTTAAATTAGCAAAAGATGTACTTAAAAAACTACTTGTTGTTATATTTCTTACAAATAAATTACTTGAACTAAAATTTGTTGATATAAAATTTGTTGCTGATAATCCATCTACAATGTAACTTCCTACAGTAGGATTTAATAATGTATTATAAGTACCTGTATTTGTAATTTGAGTAACTGTATATCTAAATGTATTACTTGTAAAATTTGTTATATTTGTACTTGTATATTGCATTACACCTAAATTTGTTATATTAAAATCTACACCAGTATTATCTCCATCATAACTTGTATATAATACCCAACCACCATCATTTTTTGTACCATCTAATGTATATGTAGCAAATAAATTACCACCAGCTGTTCTAAGTATAGATACTGTAACTTTTGCAGAAAATGACATTATATCAGTAAATGAAAACCCCGTAATATTAGTTGGTGTCACTATATTATTACCTGCTACAAAAGACCCACTATATGTATTTGCTATACCAAAATTAACATTGTTTGTTACTATATTACCTAATGTTACATTCCCATTTACATTTAAATCACCATTTACTGTTAATGTACTTGTCGGATTTGTCGTATTTATTCCAACTAATGTACTTCCACCACTTCCATAATACAACACACTCCCATTTGTACTAGTCCATTGACTTCCTATATAAGGAATACTATTTTGATATAATGTACCAGTAAAATTTATACTACCTGTTGTTAAACCACTCGACATTATATTACCAACACTTAAATTTTGCGAAATTCTTAAATTTTTTTGTATAGACACACCACCAGACATAACAAGTGATGCTAAACTAGAATTAGTTGCATCATTTGTTGACAAAAAATTTATATTTTTATAAAATTGTCTTGTTGACATACTTCTTATATAAACTTTTAAAAAAATTTTATCAAAATAACTTTAAATAAAATTTTTATTTTAACATTCTAATTTTGGATTTTTGCCTAAAATTTATTTACAATAATTTTTCTTTTATAGCTTATTATCAATTTGATTTCCAATATCTTCATTATCTTTAGTTGTATATTTAAATCAAATTTTCTTTTATATATATAACGTAAGTTATCCCATTAACTTTACCTTCTTTATTTTTTTTTATATAATTATTTGATTCGTATTTTACCCAATTATCAAATGTTAAATAATTATTAGAATCATATATATAAGACATATCATTACATATTAAACCTGCTATAGCGTGTAAACCATTATCTACAATTAATTGCCCAGATTGAATTTTATATTTTATATTATTTATAATTAATTCATTATTTATTTCTACAAATGAGTTTGGATATTCTATTACAATAATATCTGTTTGTTTTTCTTTTATTTTATATTCTTGAATTGGATATTTAAAATCAATTGGGTTTAATGGTGTATTTTTTAAATTTTCTATAAGTTTATTTAAATCTTCACATTTTATTTTTTCACATTCATTTTTAGCATACCACGCTTTTCTCCATATATCTTCTTGAATTTGTGCTAAATCTTTATATTCTTTTGTATTTTGTACTTCATTTATATCATATTGTATTACATTGATTTCAAAAAACATATTTAAAATTAAATTCACAGATTTTTTAATATCAATTGGACCTGCACCATTACCATACACTAAAGCTTCTTTATAATTTTCTTTTTTTAATTTTTTATAATAATTTTCATTTCCTGTCTGATTTATAGAATTTATTCTAGATGCTATATCTGCTATAAAATTACCATTTATAGGTTGAGCTCTATTTTGTTTTAATAATAAATTATTAAATAATATAAATAAAGCATCTTTTACATTTAATGCGTGTTTTATATTTGTATATTCTAAATCTCTTAAAATATTAAACTTTTTATCATTTTTTATTTTTTTAATTATTTTATTTCTTAAAAATGGTACCAATATTATTGAATTAATAACTGAATTACACCAACACGTTCCTGTTGATTGTGTTAATCTCCCGGATGCACATATAGGTATAGATACTATTGCTTTATAAAAATATTGATCAATCAACAAATTAGATTCAGTATATTCTATAATACTATTTTTTGTATAAAACCATAATTTATTATCACTATCGCTTTCTGTATCACTATCATCATATTCTTTTGAAGTTTTTGACAGATTATGTCCATTATCTATCAAATATGTATCAGAGTTATAATTACTTTCTTTTATATTAATTATTTTTCTAAAATTTTTGAAAAACGGAATGTAATAATCTAAATCAAATGATGCTACCATATTTATAATATTTATATTTTTATATATTTTAAAATTAACACTACTATCTGATAATAATTTTATAATTTGTAATATTATTTGTTTTTTATTAAAATTTTTCTTATAAATATCTCCCGATGATACATATCTATCAATATATATATAAATATTTGATGATTTACAATCATTAAATAAATCTGTATTGATATTTGTTGTATACGTGTATTCAATATTACTTGTATTATCAAATATAAATGGAGAATCTGTTATATGTATAATTTTAATTTTATTATTTTTTACATTTAAATCACAATTATCATTTAGTTCTTCTGGTTCTTCTGACGTTTCTTGTTCTTCTGAACTTGATTCTACAATTGGTTCGGTTATTGTACTTGGTTCTGTTATTTGTTCTGTACTTGGTTCTGTTATTGTACTTGGTTCTGAACTTGGTTCTGTACTTGGTTCTGTCATTTGTTCTGTACTTGGTTCTGTTATTGTACTTGGTTCTGTACTTGGTTCTGTTATTTGTTCTGTACTTGGTTCTGTTATTTGTTCTGTACTTGGTTCTGAACTTGGTTCTGTACTTGGTTCTGTTATTTGTTCTGTACTTGGTTCTGTTATTTGTTCTGTACTTGTTATTGGTTCTGTTATTGGTTCTGTTATTGGTTCTGTTATTGGTTCTGTTATTGGTTCTGTTATTGGTTCTGTTATTGGTTCTGTTATTGGTTCTGTACTTGTTATTGGTTTTGTTATTGGTTCTGTTATTTGTTCTATTATTGTACTAGGTTTTGTTATTGTATTTGGATCTGTTATTGGTTTTGTAGTAATTGATTGCGTAAATATACTTGGTTGTATATTTGGTTGCGTAAATATACTTGGTTGTATATTTGGTTGCGTAAATATACTTGGTTGTATATTTGGTTGTGTAAATGTATTTGGATGAGTATATGTACTTGGATGAGTAAATGTACTTGGTTGTGTAAACGTATATGATTTTTTTGTTGATCTTTTTGTTGATCTTTTTGTTGATTTTTTTGTTGATCTTTTTGTTGATCTTTTTGTTGATTTTTTTGTTGATCTTTTTGTTGATCTTTTTGTTGATCTTTTTGGTGATTTTTTTGGTGATTTTTTGGTGGATCTTTTTAATGCTGTTCTTTTCATAAACTATAATATTGTAAAATAAATAAAAAATTAACAATTTAATTTTATTTACTTTAAAAAATTTATTTTAAAAGTTAATTTTATATGACTTGTTACAATTTAATTAAAATCAAAAAGTCTACTAAACCTGAAAAAAAATATATGGCTATTTTTGAAAATTGCCAAAATGGACGAGAAAAAATTACACACTTTGGTTCTGCAGGAATGTCGGATTTTACTAAACACGGTGACCCTGAACGTAAACAAAGATACTTGGATAGACATCGTAAAAATGAAAATTGGAATGACCCTACTAGCGCTGGTTGTTTATCAGCTAGAATTCTTTGGAATAAACCTACCCTTAGAGCTTCTATTGCTGATTACAAACGTAGATTCCATTTTTAATTTACAATCATCATTTAATCTAGTTTGATATTCTTTATATAATTTATTATTTACTTTTGCATTTTTTGTTTTTATTGCTATACCAATTGCTCGTCTTCTTTTAGTTTCTGTTAAATTTGGTAACGCTGTATGTACTGTCATACACGAATGAATTAATAAATCACCACTATTAACTGGTATTGGTTTTAAATTTGCTTCATTATATCCAGGTATATGTAATGACAATCCTTTTACACCACTTCTAACTCTAAATGTTGTAAATTTAGAATATCTATCGTGATGATGAATATAATTATTATCATATATTTTAGAATAACAAATACATCCGTTTTCTACTGATATATCATCTAATGCTAACCAAAATGTAACTGCTTCAGGATTATCTAACATAAAATATCCATTGTCTTGATGAGGTCTTGTCGGTTTACGGTATTTTTCAAATAATTGCATATTAATAACTTCTAATTCATCTACACTATTTACATTAAAAATTTTAGTTTTAGCAAAATTTAACATTTTATCTTTTAAAATTTGAAATTCTATATGTTTGTCATATAGATATTGAATTTGTTTAACTTTCATATTTTCTTTTTCTATAAAAAAATGTTCTTTTTCATACTTACTTGGATCTTTAACTAAATTATTAATTAAATCATTCAATTTATCAATATACACTTTATCAAATTGATTAGATAATTTTATATATCCATTTGAATTTAATTCATTATTCTTAAAATTATAAACTTTAACGTTCATTTAATTTAAATTAAAGTTTACAACAATTCATTTTTTTTATTTCTTGTGCAAAAACTTTCAAAACATTTTTTAAAGTCTTTTTGGGAAATGAAAATTCAGAAAATATCATCTTTTACATTGTCTTGGATAAATCCATTTGAATCTGCACCTTTAGATCTTACAATCAATAAATTGATAAATTGGTGTTTATTCGTTTCTCCAAAACAAATTTTACATTTATCACTACACATAAACATTTTATTTCACAATTATTCTATTAAAATTCAATTTTTTATATACACATCTTTTGATGTTTCACAATTGAAATTTTATCCCAAAGTAAAAATTCTTTTTGTTCAATTGGATTTTCACGAATATTTAGTCTTGCCTTTAATAATTCCATGTGTTCATCTTTTTTAATTGGCTCTCGTTCACTTAAAAATCCATCAAATAGTTTTTCATTTATATTTTTCATATTTGTTTCCCCATTGTATTTTTTCAAACCGTAATAATAAATACCATCTTGGTAACGTTTCTTTTTTAAATTTAATTTTAATAATATTTTTGAAAATTGTCTTGAATCAACTGTACAATTATATTCTTTTTTAATTGCATTATATAAATCCAACACTTTTATTCTATCTGCTACATCTTCAGTTATAGAATAATTCCAATTTATATAATTTTTTACTTGATTTTCTATTAATGTATCAATTGTTTCCTTAGGAATTGTTTCTTTTAATGTTTTATACATCATTTCACATTCTTCAAATGAATTAAATGATCTCTTATGTAAAAATTCTTTAAATGGTGTTGTTACACAATTATCTATTAATTTTATATCTTGAAAATTCTCAATTAATGAGTTTATATCATATTTTTCATTATCTAAAACTACACAAGTATTACATACAAATAATATATAACACTGTTTTACTATGATTTCATTTTTTTTGATTAAACTACTTTCGTTATTTGATAATTCGAATGTATCGACTGAGCATAATCTATAATCACCAGCTTTCATAAATGAATCCGATTGTGAAAAACCTTCAACACTAAACCCTTCATATTTTTTAAAATCTCGTATTTTATTACTTGTCGTAAAATCTTCATTTATTCGGCTACTTACTAATGATGGTCTATCTTTATAAATAATAGGTGGTTCAAATAAATTTTTCTTTTTTTCTGTTTGAATTACTTTTTTTTGATACATTGTTTCTATTAAATCTTGTTTTTTTTTATTTTCTTCTATAGTTTTATTATAATAAAGATAATCTGTTATATCTGTTATTAATTTATTGTATTCTATAGTATTAAATTCCGTACCAAATTTTTCTTTAACTATATTCGTTTCATAATGCGATAATTTTAATAATTCTGGTCTTACTAATGTTTCTATATCAATTAACTCAAATATTTCTTGAATTTTATCATTGTGTTGTTTGTTAAAATTTATATAAATATTTTCTAACGTATCTATTATATTAATTGTCTTGGACCTGTCAAAATTAAAACTGTAGTCTTCTATCATTGTATTGTTGTCTAAGTTGTTGTTTAATGTAAGGTTTTTTCTTGGTGCGTTCATTATGTAGTATGTAGTCTTCCTACATATTAAATTTTCATTTTGAACGCACTACACAAAACTTTTTCTTTACCTTCAATAAGGACAATTGATTCCTAGCTCATCAAAATCAACTTTGATGGTACTGTCTTTATTAATATAATCTAAATTCTGTCTATTTTTAATTTTGTGATAATGTACAATTAAATATTTAGAAAAATCTGACTCATTATACACTTTTTCAAAATTACACGGAAATCTATTTGGTCTAAGATTTTTAAGTGTTTCTAAATCAATTGGTTCAAGTTTTTCTATAATTGGAAACGTTGGATTATCATACAATACCGTATTATCTCTTGAAAGTGGATCATCTACCGTATTATTATATAAATATAAACGACCTAATACATATTTAAATTTTTTAAAATGAACAAACTTTTTTATAAATGACGGTTTTATGTTGTAAGTTTCACCTTCTGTATAAACACATCTACTTGATAAGTAGTCATCATATATAACTTTACTTTTAAGATTTGGATTTTGATTCAAGTAAAATTCTTTAAATTCATTCAATTCATTAAAAACTAATTGTTGCTTGTATTTAACAAATGAATTTTCTTCTCGAATTTTGTCTTGCTTACAGTCGTATAGTAATTTTTGTTCAGTAAATTTAGTTTCAAGTTCAGAATAATTTCTTGTATCTTCATTCCAAACCATTTTTAATTTAATTAAATTTTTTTAATTAAATTTTTAAACGCAAAAAACTTTTACTTTACGATCACATCATTTCATTATTCAAATACTTTTTTAATTTAACGTAATTAATTGTTGTTGTGTTACTTGGTACAACTAATCCTGGGGTACTTGTCAACTTTACATTTTTAACTTGAGTATAAATCGCATTATCAAAATTATGTTTCTTTTTGTATTTATATAATTTACTAGCAGTTTGTTTTAAAAGTTCTTGATCTAACAGTTTATTGTTGTCAGTTTTTAAAATGATGTGGGGAGAACTAATTGTAGATAAGTGAAACCAAATGTCTTCTGGTTCAGATTCTTTTACTAAAAGTGTGTTTTCGTGACTATTTTGCCCAATTAAAATAGTGTATTCTTTTTCAATTTCACCACTTAAAGTATTTTGTGTTACTTTTATTATTTCTTTTTTTACCATAATAAGAGTTTTGATAAAACTTTTTCTAAAAGTTTAAAATTCAATTTTTTTGTATTTAGTCTTTTATTGGTGATTTTTTTTTGATCACATCTATTTTCATTTGTATATCATTTAGTATGTCTGTTTGTAATACTGTACTTAGTGCTTTTTTAACAACATCTTTATTTAATTCTTTGTATATTTCTCTAACTGTATCTTCATATACATTCTGAAAATCTGCATCATTTTTGAATACTTTTTTACATTGACGCAACTTTTGTTTTAAATTTGCTAGTACAGGTTCTGATAATAATTCACAACTGTCTTTTAAATTTTTAATTACATTAATTGACTCACCTTCTGCATTTTCTATTGTATTTTGAAATGTAGGAGGTTTCTTTTTAATATATTTAACTGAATGATTCTCAGGATGATCTTTGTTGTGAATCATATCCTTTATGTAATTTGATAACAAGTAACCTAATTTTGGATAATTGTATTCTTCTACAAGATCTTTCATTTTTTCTGGTACAATGTAATCTACATTTAACTTGTTTACAGGATTTACTGTTAAATTTACCGTAATTTGATTTATATTACCACTTCCATTATGAATATTGTGAGCAGTTGTTGTTACTGGTATTATAGGTTTATTTGTACATTTCTCTTGTATTTCTAATAATTTATCAACATTTTCTAAATTTTTTAATGAACATTTTTTAGTCATCAAATGTCTTTTTAAATTATCTTTTCTAGTAAAACTATCAGAGCAAAATACACATATATTCATTTATACTTATTCAAGATTTTTTATTTTTAAATTAAACTTATTAATTCATTTTTATTATATATTGTGTATATTTTATACATATATTTTATATTTATTATTTTATTTTATTACATTTTCCCTACATAAATAAATTACTCTTTTTTTGTATTATTTATACTCTCACTATTTATCACATTTTAAATTTTTTTTATTAAACTATATAATAAAATATCCTAATAAATATAAAATAATAATATATTTACAAAGAGGAAAATAAAAGAGGAGGGAGGGGGAGTAAATTTTTTTCAAAAAAAATATCCGTTCAGAGAATTTTTTTGTTTTATCTTTGTTTTTTTTTATTTATTTTTCATGAATTTTTATTTTTTATTTTTTATTTTATTATTTTTATTTATTTTTCATGAATTTTTATTTTTTATTTTTTATTTTATTATTTTTATTTATTTTTATTATTTTTTATTATCTTTATCTGTACTAAATCTGTATAAAAAAAAAAATCAATTTAAAAATAATATAACTATAAATTTATACAATGTCATCTACAAATATCATTCGTGTTAATGTAGACGTATCAAATGAACCTATAGAAGAATCAATTGAAGTATATACAATACCATCTAAATTGCAATTACAAGGAATATTTCAAGGACGTGAATATGAATTAAGATTCACACCAGAACTCTTTAAACAAATCTGTGTATTTGATTTTATCAAACTTGTTAGTGATGAAAATCCTAAAAATATATGGAATAATATACTTGATGATCGTGAACTAAATGAAGATTGTAAATATATAATTGATAATTCAAATTATCATAAATTTCAAAAAACAACAACTCCTGTTATAAATTCTACAGGGTTTATTAAATTGTTATTTTGGTTAAAAGGTGATAAAATTAAACAATTTAGAGAAACTTCGGCAGAAATTATGATATGTTATCTAGGTGGGAATATATACGAATATAGAAAATTACAAGAACCTACACAAGAACCTACACAAGAACCTACACAAGAACCTACACAAGAACCTACACAAGAACCTACACAAGAACCTACACAAGAACTTATTCAACTTAAATTTGATGGTATTTTCCAAGGACGTGAAAAAGAAATACGTATTACAGAGGATAAACAAATATCTGTATTTGATTTTATTAAAGTTGTTGGTGGGCAGAAAAATCCAAAAAAAACGTGGTATGATATAGAGAAGAAGTACAAAAATGAAGTGGGAACATTTTGTTCCCACTTCTTATTTGAAGGGCAAGGTCAAAAACTTACACCTGTTATAAATGTCCAAGGAATGGTTAAACTTTTATTTTGGTTACCTGGTGAATTAGCTAAGCAATTTAGAAGTAAGTCTGCAGAAGTTATGATTAGATATCTTGGTGGAGACCTTACACTTATAGATGAAATTAAAACAATTGATGAAGAACATAATGTTAATCCTAATAATATTGCTCAAGTATTTAGACAAGAAGTTCATAACAATTTACAATTTAACCAAGATCAAATTAATACAAGTAAAAAATTAATTAATTATTATGGTAATAAAAGAGATATATTTTATATGTTTTCATTTAGATATTTAGAAGAATTGTATGCTAAATTTGGTATTGTTGGTGAATTAAGAGATTTTTATGAACGTGTTAGGCAACATATGACAGAATTTGAAAATATTTGTTTTCATAATGTAATACAGTGCTCAAATATAAGCAAAGTAGAATCTGAATTTAAAGAAACTGCATTATTTTCAATGAATAAAGTAAAAATACCAAAGAAAAATGGTGGAAATCACACAGAAGTTATTAAATTAAGTGAATTAATAACAACAAATCTTATAAAAGACGAAATGATTAAAGTTGCAGGTGAACGAATGATAGATCCACCACCAAAATATACACAACAAAGAGAAAATATAAATGATGTATCATTAGAAATAGTTAAAGAACACACTAAACAAAAAGAAATAGAATATAATGGTTTAATTAAACAAAAAGAATTAGAATTAGAAATTAAAAAAATGGAATTTGAGATGATGAAATTACAATATTCTAGTACAAAATAATCACTTTTAGTAAATAAACTACCCCACTCTTTTTATTCCTCACAACACTATTACATTTTTATAACAGATTTTAAATATTTATTTTATTTTATATTATAATGTCGTAATAAATTTAATTTTAAATTTAGTTTTAAAAGAGGATTCAAAGAGAAGGGGGGGCACTTTTTTTTTTTCATAAAAAAATTTCCGTTCAGAGAATTTTTAATGTTTTCTTTTTGATTTTCTTTTTTTTTATTTTTCATGAATTATTATTTTTATTTTTTTATTTTTTATTTATTCTTATCTAATCTATAAAGTCATAACAGTAATAGAATTAATTTAAAAAAATTTTTTTATTTGTTATATACATAAATGAGTTTATCTAGATTTTTATCACAAAATATAGGTAATATTAACGTAAATGATCAAATAAATTTAGCTGGTAATAAATTAACAGCAAGTTCTGGTAATTTATTTTTAAATGATAATCTTATTAATGGTAATAATTTAGAATATGCTACAATAGGTAATTTAAAACTTACTGGTAATTTAAATGGACAAAATTTACAATTAACATCTGATAGTATATTATTAAATGGAAGTGTAATTGGTACATCTAATACAACTGGAAGTGTAAATTCAGTAATACAAACTGTTGAAAATGATATATTTGGAACTCCTATACCATATTTTACAAATACTCTTGGTAATGTTATAACTAATACAGCTTGGAATTATTACCCAGGAAATTCCCCATTTGGTTTAGGATATACTTCTGGTGGTTTATTGGCAACAGATGATGCAGGAACAATTTTTTATTTAGGTGATGATAATGTATATTTAGGTAGTATAACTAATAGTACTGGTTGTAGTATTGAATTGGTATCAAGTAATACTACACAAATAGTATTAAGTCCAGATGAGGGAATTACTGTAACTGGTAATATAACTGTAAATGGTAATATAAATATGCCAGGAGAAAATACACTTTCATCAAATACTATAAATGCTCAAACTATAAATGTATCTACAATTAATATACCAACTTTAAGTACATCAAATGTAAATGCTGATAATGGTACATTTGGAAATATTAATATTACTAATATTACATCATCAAGTATTTTTGTATATCACACAGCAAGCACTAGTGATCAAGATCCAATGGGATCTAGTTCTTTAAATTTAGTTGGACAAGGTGGAGGTGGAGCAGTTTTAAATTTAGATTTTAGTACATATACAACATCAGATTGTCCTACAGCTAGAATTAGTATGATTGATAATGCATCTTTTGCTAGTACATTTAATATTATGACTAAACAAAGTGGATCACCTACTAATGGTATGGTATCTCGTATTTTAATAGAACCAGTTAATGGTTACGTAGGTATTAATAAAACAAATCCAGAATACCAATTAGATGTTAATGGAACTGCTCATTTTTCAGGAGATGTATCATTAACCAATTTATTAATAACAGGATCTTTAACTACACCAATTATTAATATAGGACAACAAAGCACAAATGGTAATTATATAATAACTAAAGAGATGTCAGGAACTACATTTTTTATTAATAAGAATCCAGCTGATAATGGTTATATATACTTACCAACTCCTAGTGGTGGATTAAATTTTAAATTTATTCAAGCTAATCCAGAACAAAATTGGACTCCTATTTGCGTACCAGAACAAAATCTTATGATTGGACAAATAAACGTAACTGGAACTCAAGGTAGTTCTTATGCAAATACATCTACCCCAATTTTAGATGTAGATTTCTCTCCATCATCTGTTATAGGTGACACTATCAATATTGTTTCAGATGGAACTTATTATTACTACAGTGGTAATTCATTTAATATTGATGGTTTTAATAAAATTTGGCAATAAATGTAATATAAAAAAAATGAATAATTTATTATAGTTTAATTTAAAATAAATGTTAGTTTATAGTAAAATCGAACAATTAAAACATCCTCTTATTATGATGCAATTATATAAAGATATGTCATTACAATTTGATGATCTTGTTTGGATTGATTATAAAAATGATAAATTTTTAATTGATGATAGAAATCTTTTTATGACAACTGATACAACACGAATTGTTAATAAAAATAACGTTATTACAATTGATAAAGGCAATCGAACAGATATATTTGTAATGATTAAAGATGTAGAAGAAGTAATTAAATACATTATTGATAATTATACAAATTATGATTTTTATGAAATTTGTTTAAATCAATACACACCTGGCCAAAAAATGACATATGAAGAATATAATAAAACGTTCCCCGGTTCATATGAAACATTAATTAGCGATGTACCATTTGATTACGAAAAATACGAAGAAGAAAATAAAAATTCATTTGAAAATATGGAATATATAGAATGTGGTCCTGATTGTGATACAACAGTTGAACATCGTCATGTTAAATATAGTCCTGATGAAACATTTAATTGTATAAATCTTTGATTAACACAAGAAAAATAAGAAAAAATATAAAAAAAATTTTTTTTAAAGTATATTTAATATGAAAGGTATATTAAAAATACAAAATAAAATATTTAATGGTAAATTATTTGGTGGATTAAAAAGTAGTTGTGTGTCTGGTGAATTAGTTTTTACAACAAGTTTAGTTGGGTATAATGAATCAATAACAGATCCATCTTATAAAAATCAAATACTTGTATTTACTAATCCATTAATTGGTAATTACGGAGTACCTAGTCAAATAAAAGAAAATAATATGTTGAAATATTTTGAAAGTAATAGGATACACGTTTCAGGAATTATAATTGGTAATTATTCAGATACATATAGTCATTGGAATGCAGTAGAATCATTATCACAATTTTGTAAAAAAAATGATGTACCAATTTTAAGTGACATTGATACAAGAATGTTAACAACGTATTTACGAGATCACGGTGTTACAAATGGTGAAATTTGGGGGTTCAGCCCCCCTACGACTGAAGATGATAAAATTCATCCTAAAGTTCATCCTAAAGTTCATCCTATAACAGAAGTTTCTACAAAAAATATAGTAAAATATAATGTTGGTGGGAAAATAAAGATAAAATTAATAGATTGTGGAACAAAAAATAATATTATAAGATGTTTAATAGAAAGAGACTGTCAAGTTGATCTTGTACCATATAATACTGAAATTAATATAAAAGATTATGACGGTATTTTAATAGGAAATGGTCCTGGTGATCCTAGAAAAATGAAAATTATAATAGAAAATTTAAAAAAAATAATTGGTAAACCTGTACCTATTATGGGTATATGCGCAGGTCACCAATTATTAGGTCTAAGTGTTGGATTTGATATATATAAAATGAAATTTGGTCATAGATCTCATAATGCACCGGTTATAGATACTTTTACAAATAAAGCTTATATATCATCACAAAACCACGGTTATTGTATAAGTAATAAATTTGTACCAAATGATTGGGATATATCTTTTATAAATGGTAATGACTCTAGTATTGAAGGTATAAAACATAAATATTTACCATACTTTTCTGTACAGTTTCATCCAGAATTTCAAGGTGGACCTAAAGATACAGAATTCCTTTTTGATAATTTTGTAAATAAATGTAAAGAATATAAAAAAATTTTAGTGTCCCCTTGGTAACAAATACTTTATATTACATTTTACTTGAAAACTTAAAACTTGTTTTTGTGGTGTAGTTTCAAATTTAAAATATTTAACAAGAATTTTTTCAAGTAAATATGGATTTTTACAAATGATAGTAAAGTTGTAATCTGATGTTTGTGTAATCAAAGGTTCACCTTTACTAATATTAAATTTATATATTAAGTTACAAAAACTAAAACAAATTTGATCGTGTTTAATAATTTCAAATATATTTTTTATAATCTCTAAATTATCAATTCTACGTTCTATTGTTACTATCTTATATAATATTAATTGTAAATTTTCGTCATTACAAATATTATTAACAGCTTCTGTTATACATTTTATAGGTATTTTAATATTTAATGCATAGTTCATATTAATTTTATCAAATGTGTCAAGAAACTCTCCAACACAATACAATAATTCAACTGGTAAATGTTTCATTCTTTATTTTTATAAATAAAATAAAAAACACAAAACCCCAATTAAAATGTAAATAAACTTTGAAAAAGTTTTATTAAAAATACATTTTAATTGGGGTTTTTTGTTTTTTAATTGGGGTTTTGTGAGTTTTTGTGATTTTTTGTAATTTTTGATAAAACTTTTTTAAAGTTTATTGTACTTCTTCAGGTCGTTCTATGAGTTTAATAGTATCAGTCATCCATTTACTGTCATAGTTTTCTAGATCGTTGATAAACCAGTCATTTAAACACAATTCACTAACACCTTTTTTTTGGTTTACTAGTTTTTTAATTTTTTGTTCAATAGTATCTTGTATAGCTAATTGATAGATTTTAACATCTTTTTCTTGTGAAATACGATGGATTCTATTAAAAATTTGATCCATTAAAGAATAATTCCACCACGAGTCCATTAGAATCAAATTATTAGCAGCTGTTAGTGTAATACCTTCTGCACTAGAATTTAATGATACAAAGCAAATCTTGATATCTGGATTTGTCTGAAATCGTTTAATCAAATCTGTACGTTCGTATAATGGAACATTACCTTGAAGACTAATAGAACGAATGTCTTTAAAATAATCACATTCTCTTATTATATCGAGATATTGAACCCACTGACTACATATTACAACTTTTTCATTTTTTGCTAACTTTTCACCAACTAATTCAATCAATGCATTTATTTTAGATGATACCAATTCTGCAATTGGTATTTCATTTGGTTGGTTTTCAAAAGGTACAATTGTAGAATTAATTGAATGAGTTTCTTTAACAAATTCACGACACATATGACAATTTAATATGTCAGAATTTTGTAATTTAATTAAACACTCAGAACACAATTTGTGACCACAAGGGTTGTTAATTCTATCAGCCATATTATCGTAACAAATTGGACATTCTGATTCTAAATTTTTACTGTCATTAAAAAATTTCAATCGTTGAGTAGCTTCATTCAAATTACCAGATCCAACTAATCGTTTCATATGATTTAGAATCAACCAAGGTGAGTTACAAGCCTGTTTTAATCTCAAAATAAAAACCATAACGTGACTATGTAAAAGTCTTTTAAGATCAGTTTCAGTTGATTTCCTTTTAATTTTTGTAACAAGACGTTTCATACGATTACATGAGTAATCATAAAGTGAGTTGTAAAATTGTTGTTCAGTTTCAGTAAATGGAATAGTTACATTGATGTGTTCTTTTGCTTTCAAGTCTAAAAGTACATCTTCTTTTAAATACTTTACAGAATATTTTTTAATATACTCATTCAAAATTTTTAAACCGTGTACATCTTTAACAATTCGTTGTGTAAAGTCTTGTCTTGTATCAATTCCTTCCAATTGTAAAAACTTGAAATATGCATAACAGTCTTTATAAGTATTAAAAATGGGTGTTGCTGTTACTACGAATTTTTTACAATCCACATTTTGAATTTCAGATAAAGCTAAAACTGCGCGTGAGTATTGTGTGTTACAATTTCTGATGTAATGCGCTTCATCAAGTATTATTCTGTCAAACTTTAGTTTTGAAAACAAACTATTTTCTTCAAAATTAATATCATATTCTCTTCCAATGATTGAATAACTAGTAATATATACAAGATCATTCATATTAATATATTTTTTTCTGTCAGTTCCATGATATTTTGTAATTTCTGTTACATTACTGTGTTTATGAAATTCATTTACCCAATTGTCAATAAGTCCTGATGGACAAATAACTAGAGTTCTTTTTCGCGTTTTTATAATAAGGTCAATGCTAGTCAGAGTGTTATGAGTTACAGTAAAATCACCCATCATATATCTATTATTACTATCAATAACAAATCCATAATAATTATTATAACCAATTTCTTCAATTTTTATGCCAGTTTTTAATATATCTTTTTTTTGTTTTCTTTGATTTGCTTTTTTTCTAGGACATAAAACAGGTATTTCATTTGTATTTCCAGATATACATATTCTATAATAATCATCTTCTTTATATTCTCCAAGGTACCAACATCCTTTTTTCTGTTTAGATTTATAACAAGAAAATCCTAAACTACGTACTAAATAAATGACATCGTCAATTAATTTTTCAGATTTTTGAATAAAGTCAAATGTACATTTATCATGACATAAATTTCCATCACTATCAATTAACCCAGCTAATAATTTTAATCGATTCTCACGAGAATTACATTTATAATCCATAGGAATATGTTTATTATTTATCAAATTTTGTTCTTTTAGTTCTGATAGAAATTGGTTACAATTATAGTTACCAGATCCATCACCATTAATTCTATATGTATATTTATTAGTTTTATTATCTTTATATTGTAAGTAACATTTATATTGTCCTAAATTTGTTTTGAAGTATTTAACTATAGTAGAATCTTGTGTTGTAATTTCTGATTGTTTTGATGTACCATCACCTAACCAAAAACCAATCATATATGGATCAATGTTTAATTGTTTTTCTTCAAATTCAACTGGTACTTTATAACCTTTTAAATCGTGTTTTACTCCTTTAGCTAAATTAATATAATCTTTTACAGCTATTTCTATTATTTTTTGATTATTTATAGTTTTTAAAAATTCTTTTGCTTGAATTTCTTGTTTAAAATTTTTATTATTGTATTTATTATTTTCAAACCATCTGACACAATATGAATTACATCTTTTATCTTTATTTAATGATGGTTTATTTGATATTTTCAAACAAAGTATGTGTTCTTGATTTACAGTATATTTTTCTCCTTTTACAGGAATTATATCGTACATAATGTCTCGTCCTCTTGCTAAACTAAGAACTTTTCTTGGTGTAGAGTCATCCCCCATAAGAAATTCTCCTACTTGAATATCTTGTACTTTTTTAATAGTTCCATCAAACATTAAAATATCTGCATTAAAACCGTGGCACTTACCGACACCTGCGTCCGACAATAAAAAACCTCCATCGTAATCTGTTTCCAATTGTAACATTTTTTGTACAGATTCAATTTGAAAGTCTTTTAGTTGTGTAGTTACTTTGTTTAAGTGCAATTTAATACGATTATACAATTTCTCATTAGAATTTGTGTAATCCAGTGTCATATTTAAGTTTGTTGCGATTTCATTTAATTCTGTACGTCTCCAACGGTTATCCCCATCCCAATGGCGTTTAATAAATTCAGTTTTATTCAATGACATTTTACTTGTGTGAAATTTTTTCACTTTCATTTTAAATTCATTTTTTTCCCAAATTTTCTTCACATTTTTTACAAAAAATCTTTTGATTTTTATGCATACTAAAATAATTCATAATTTGATCAACTGTATTACAGTTATTACAAAAATCACGAACGTATTTGCATTCAACACAAACATAATCAAAAGACTTTAATTGATTACAACCATAACATATTTTTACTGACATTTAAATGTCTATTTAAATTATTTTTAATTCATTTTTTTAATCCAAAAATCCATTAAATCTATTCTAGCTTTTAGATCTTCTATTTGATCTATTAATTTTGTTTGTATATTGTCTACATAAAAAATTATTTGTTTGTCATTAATAGTTAAAATATAATCATGATCTATTTTAAATAATATTAATAATTTACCATTAATGTATCTTAATTTATACATATTATTAAAATCATGCTTACAATAATGATCTTTATAATAATTTCTGTAACTATTAGCAATACCATTTTTAATCCTTAAATTTATTTTAGCTGTGTCAATAGCACTATCTCCTATAATACGTAATTGTATTTTTATGTTGTGATCTACGTTGTCATTTACGTTGTCATCTACGTTGTATTCACCTAAACCAATCCATTCATTTACAAAAACTCTTTGATACATAACATTTTGTCAGTTAAAATTTAATTCATTTTTTTTAAACAATATCTTCTTTTTCTTCAGCTTCAGAATTACTTGTACGATCACCTCCCCAAGTTTTTTTGTTCCATGTAAAAATTGTATAATAGTCAACGAAAATGTAAATTATAGTATAAAATATAATCATAAAAGGCCATAATATAAAAATTTTATAATGTTGTAGTTTGTATGCAAAACATATAGCCGTAAACCAAGCTATACCAAATGGAATTAATACAGACAACATAAAATTTTTCTTTTCTTCATCTGAACTATTTAACGTTGTAATTATTCCAAAAGATGCTACTAAAATTTGTGAAAAAGTTGTAGATTTAAAAGCTGTTTGTATAACTTTATAAATCATTAATATTGGTACTTTATTCCATATAACTGGTGTAGATATCATATATGCTTCATTAGAAATTGCACCTAATAACCATCGTCTTCTTTGTTTTATAAATTTAAATATAGTATTAGGAGGATCAGTACAACATCTAGCAGTTGGACAAAACCCTATAGAATTTCTTGGAAATGTTTTATGAAAGAGGTGTGTTAAATAACGATCTTCACCAAGACTTCTTTGATGATAATGTGTAATATTTTTTTGTTCAAATTCTGAAAAGTATTCTTTTGATAATTTTTGAAAAGCTGTGTATCTCATAATAGTAAATGCTCCAGGTAAACAATTAACTGTTCCCATTTGTAATTCAAAAAATCTATTAATTTCACAACTAATATATTCAGTATCTTGTAACGCTGTTATAAAAAAAGAATCTGAACTAGTTATACAAGACATGTATCCACAATATGCCAATTTAGATGGATTTTTATGTAAATATAAAGTAAAATTGTGTAAAGCATTTGGTTTAATTATATTATCAGAATCACTAAGTAATATTAAACATTCTGATGTATCAGTATTTTGATAATTATAATTAATAATATTCCAAGTATTCATTTGTGTATGTTTTTTTCCTCCGTGTGGAAATCTATGAATATGTACAAGACTACCGTACATTTCAAATGTGTAGTGACTAACATTTGGATCACATTCAATTTGAAAGTAATCTAATACTTGTAAAAATAAATCAGAAATAGAATCGTCATCAAAAGATATATGAATATCTAAAAGTTCCATAGGATAATCTAAATTAAAAATAGAATACAATCCTTTTTCTAATAACTCAAAGTCTTCATTGTAAATAGGTAATATACATATAATTTTTTTATAAGTTTTTTTAGTATTAGCATATTCTTTTATATCACCTACATTATTAAAAATTAAGTAATATAAAGAAAATAATGATGGTACACATATAATAATATACCACCATCCTGACAAAATATACAAAATGTTTCTTTGGATATTTAATATTAATGGAAAATTTAAATAAATTTTTATTTGGTCTGGTAACGCTAAAAAATAAAACATAAAATATAAAGTTCTTATACAAAACAACATTACAATAATAACTAATGGATACATTTTGTTTGTAGTTTTTTCAGGCGACTTGTAAACATTCAAGTAAATTGAAGAGTAATATCCTAAGAAAATAAACCACTCTGGTAAAGACAGTAAAGTTAATATAAAGTAAAAAACCCACATTAAACTAACACACAACACAAGCAATTAATATATATATTACTAAATAATTCATTTTTTTTTGAATTTTTATGTAGAATCATAAAACAAATATTCATAAGTTACTTCTTTACTTGGTATAACATTTAACCACTTACCTATAGTTTCTTTTAATACATTTAATCTACTTAACCATTCTTTAGGTTCTCTTATTACTGGAACATCTAATGCTTTATGCATTTTAAAACTTGACAAAACTTTCTTACCATCTTCATTAATATAACTATCAGGATTGAATCTTATAAATACTATTGGTCTATTACCAAAGTCTTGAAAAAGTTCCATCATACGTTTATTTTCACAAGATGTGTCTTGATGTTGATTTTCATCACATTCTATAATAACTACGTGTGTAAATTTATCAATACATACATCAGGTCTTCGTTTTGAACAACCACCTGTTTGTTTATCAAATGTTATAATTTCATCTTTAAATTGTTCTTTAATAAAATCTGTCATAAATAGTTCTTTAACTTTATAATTTCTAGAGATTTTTATGTCAGGAAATTTATTTATAAAACACCTTAAACAATATCCTTTATATTTTTTAGAATTTGCTTGTGTATCACAATTTTCTTCTAAACATATTTTAGATTTTATATCAATCATACCATGTTTTTTATGTTTTACACAATATAACCGTATTTTATCATTTTCAAAATTGTAAGTTGGTGCTATATTACAATTTTCTTCTATACATTTTTTATTTTTAATATCAACCATATTTTCTTTTTTATGTTCAAAGCAATATATACTATTTTGTTCATAAGGTAAATTAAATAGTGGGATTTTATTACAATTATATTCTAAACATTTCTTCATTTACTATTCTATAAATATTTTATATTTTTTTTAATTCATTTTTTTTAATTTATAGAGTTAATATAATTATGAATTATTGTTCACCTAACAAAAAATTTGACAAAAGTGTTAAAACTTGTTATGATCTTAGTGACTTGATTGAAATAGCTAAAGCGTACAATAAATGGCGTAAAAGTGTTTGTTTAGAAAATTCGTGTATAAAATTTAATAAAATAGATACTATACTTCCTAAAAATGAATTATATAAAGCGCTACAAAATAGACTATTAGGTATACAAGAATTTAAATGGATTGAATTGAATTTTATTAAAATGTTAGATAAGAATACACGTGAAAAATTAGAGTACTTCATATTCAAACCTAAAATGATAAAAACAAAAATGACTTGGTTCAATACTGACGATATTAATCAAATTTTACAACAATATCAATTAAAAGTTAACGAACAATATGGAGAAAAACATTATAAATATTTAGGAGCTACACCAAGTGACATATCTAGACTTATAAAATTTGATTGGACTACTTTACAAAATAAATACAAATACGTTAGCATCGTATTTAACAATGATAAGCATACTAAAAAAGGTAGTCATTGGGTAGCTTGTTTTATAGATAATGTTACAAAAACTGTTGAATATTTTGATAGTCTTGGACATCAACCAAATAAATACATACGAGAGTTTTTATTAAATTTTGAAACAGATTATACATTTAAAATTAATAAAATAGCATTTCAAGATAAATCAAATTTATGTGGACTTTATGCGTGTTTTTTTACTATAATGAAATTAGAAGGTAAATCATTTGAAGATATACAAGAAATGAATGTATCTGATAAAAAAATGTACAAGTATTTAGACCAAGTATTTAGACCAAGTATTTAGACCTAGTTTAAAACAAAAAGTAAAAATTTAATCAAAAGTTTTACAACTTTATTTTAGGGAAGGATACATTTGTTCTAAACTATTATATTGTAGTAACAACCGTGCGTCATTATAGGATAATTTACAAAAATAAGCACCTAATTGATAGCTACATTTTGGTGTATGATTACATATTGACATACACGAGTAATTTTGTTGGTTTTTTAAGTTAAGTAAATAAGTTTCTTTATTCATATTAAATTTTATATAAATAAATAAAAAAATAAACGAACACGTTGTTACGTTTGATAAAAGTTGTAAAATATTTTAGTTAATTTTGAGTTTTTAAATAAATACGTTTAGATTATACAAAGTTTCCCATTGTTTAAAAATTTGTTTTCGTTTTTCTAAAGAACTTTGTAATGTTTTTTCGTAATTTTTCATAAAATCTGGACTTAAGCACAGATCAATAGCTCGTTCTAAAAATTGACATTGAAGATTTAATAATTCAGTATTCATTTTTTTAAATTTTTCTACAAATGAATCTGGAATTTTTTCAAATAATTTAAATGAAACATATTTTTGTGTATTTTTTTTAAATGTATTTGATAATTCTGTTAAAATTGTAATTACTTTATCTTTATATTCAGGATTACAATTAAAACCTTTACATATAATATATTTTTCAGAATTAGATGGTCTACTAGTTTTTGGTTTATATACATAAATTTCTTTATATAATGTATTCAATAGATATAGTAATTGAACACTTGTTTCTGTAAAAATATCAAACACTTTTAAAATATAATTACCATTGTCATTTTGAAGAATTACTGCATTTAAAATACAATTAGTAATTGCTGAACAATGTAATTGCTCTTTATTATTAAATTCATTACCTTCATCAAACCCAAGATCACTTGTAATTAAATAACAACCTTCACTTTGTTGTTTATTTATCAAATTTTTAATATAATAAACATTTTCAACATTATTAATATCACCAGTATTATCTTTACCATATGTAATATATACGTGTTTATTAATTATAGACTTGTTGTAACTAGGCAAATTATAAGATTTATATTGAGGTAAATCTTTATTTAATGATATAGTAAAAATTTTGTATTTTCTTGGTTCACGTTTATTTTTTTTTACTATAGTAAAACCATCTGAATCAATATCTGATTTATAATTGTTTTCTGGTGTTTTAATTAAAGAATCTAATTGTAAAAAAATATTAGATCCTTGAATAAATCCACCAGGTGCTTCTGCACAATGATAAATAATGTCATTTTCTGTAAAATTTTCAAAAATATCAAATTCATTAACAATTTCCCAATATTTATAAAATGCACGATTAATAATTGGATCTTTTACTAAAAAATCATATTGATTAATTTCCCAACGACAACATTTCCAAGTATTAGGTTCAATTAAATCTATTTTATTTCTTAATGTATTTAATTTTACATCAAAACCATATTTTACTTGCAATTCTTCTAAATCATTATTTATATTATAGTTTTCCAAGAATAATTCTATTTCTGAATCGTCTTTGATATTAAAGTGAGTCATTTATATTTAAATTAAACAGTTTTTAAATCATTTTTTTATAAAATTTATTTTATTGATATATTATATGTATTTAAATATTAACAAATTTTTAACAAAATTTATTGATCAACCTGAAGATCTAAAAAAGTATTGTTCACAAAATAAATATTTTTATCAATTATGTACAGACAATAAAGATAGTATAGCAAAGTATTTTTTAAAGAAATACAAAGTAAATTACAAAAATCCTGATGATTTTATATATGTTGGTGTAAAAATGGAAGACTACATAGTAAATGGTAAATGGTTATATCAAAGTATATTTAAATTATATATGAAAAACTTTAAACAAAGTGGATCAGGTCGTAATAAAGAAAAAACTAAAGAATATAGAGAAAAAAATAAAGATAAAATTAAAGAATATAGAGAAAAAAATAAAGAAAAACGTAAAGAATATATTAAAGAATATAACAAAAAAATTAAAGATAAAATTTCACAAAATAATAAAGAATATAGAGAAAAAAATAAAGATACACTTTTACAAAAACAAAAAGAATATTATGAAAAAAATAAAGATAAAGCTAAAGAATATTATGAAAAAAATAAAATTGCTAAAATATTATTAGATTTTGCAAATCAAAAATAATACAATTATGTTTTTTAATGATAAATGGATAGATATTTACCTTTTGTAAATTGATTAAGCCCCAAAAAGCACATAAAGTGTTTTTGGGGCTTAATTGATTTTTAGTTTAATATTATTGTTGATTACAAAGCATTATTTAGTCGTTCAAGTAATTCATTTTTACTACCAGTTGTTTTAAGGTCAAGTTCTTTTAAAAAAGATTTTAAAATAGGAATTGTTATTTTTGTACATTCATCAAAACGTTGTTTAATTGTTAGTTCACTTTCTAATTCAATATTTTCTAATTTGTTTGTAACTTCTGTAATTGTAACTTCTTTAACATATTCAATTTGTTCTTGAGTAATTTCTTGAGTAATTTCTTGAGTAATTTCTTGAGTAATTTCTTGAGTAATTTCTTGAGTAAATAATAATTGGTAGTCATATTTTAACATATTTTTATAAAGTACTAGATAAGTTAATGTAATAGTTTCTTCATTTTCTTCTTTTTGTTCATTTACAACAATTTCTGTAAAAGTATATTTATAAAAAACAAGACTATTCTTTGAAAATTCTTGTTCTTTTGTTGCATTATTAAAAATAATTGGAATGTAACCAAGGTCTTTAGTAAATTCTGTCAAATTATCTATGTGTGTGTTTTTACAATTGTCTTTATATTTATATTCTATACAATTTAAAATATCCAAAATGTCTGTACAACTTTCTAATTTATATAAATTTACATTTTTGTTATTATTTAAATTAATTTGATTATCTACAACTTGAATAGTTTCTTGAATAGAGTGACTTTTTATAGGTAAAGGTAATGGTACATTAAATGTACTATTTTCTTCAATTGTTTGTTGTTTAGAAAATACGCAGTACTTGTACAAGAATGACATATTTTGTTCGTATTGTTTTAATGTGAATTTGTTTGATACTTTGTATAAATTTTGAAATGAATCAGATTCAATAAGAAAATACCCATTATCTTTCATAAAAGAAATAAAAAAGTCAAAGTCAATAACATTTACAACAGTGTCATTTTCGTTAGTAATTCCATTTACAAAAATGTTGTATTTATGAAAATTACCAGTAATATCATTTGATTTAATTTTGTACATAATTTCGTTGTTGTCTATATAAATTGGTGTTTTAATATTTTTAATTTCATTAGAATCAATTATATTAAGAATAATAGTTCCATTTTCAGTTAAACTTGAATTTAAAAATTCTATCAATTGAATTGTATTTTCTTGACAACCAAAAAAATTAGTTAATCCATTATTAACTGAAAAAATAACATTACATTTTTTATAAAAATTTTTTGTAACTAATGATACACAAGTATCAAATGTTGTATCATAAAATGAATAATTTTGAATTTTTGATTGTTTTGTTTTTTTAATAACATTTGCTAAATTTGTTTTTGAATTTATATTTTCAAAATCTACACCATATAAACAATTTACTCTTTCATTGTATAAAGACAATGATTCACCTTTTTTATAGTTAATTTCCAATAAATTGATCCCTTGATTAATATATTTATTGGATAAATAAGAATTTATTTTTCTATGAAATTCAGTAAATCTTTCAAAAAAAAAAGACTCATCTGAATTTGTAGAAGTTGTATTTGTATTTGTCATTTGGTAAATTGTTTCTAATGTAACAGGATTTTGGATATTGTTCCAAATATCACACGCTACACTAGAATAATTACCGTGTTTTCTTGGATTTGCAGTTTTGTCCCATCTTGTTCTTAATGGTACAAATTTTTTCATTGTAGTATCCCATTTATATTCAATGACAGTATCACTTTGATAAGGTTCTGAAGTTGTTGGGTCTAATTGATTTGAATTAAATGTTGTTTTAAATGTAATTTCTTTTTCAATTTCATTAGATTCACATAATTCATTAATATTAAATAAAACTTTTTGTGTAACTTTGTTAATTTGGTCTTTATTTTGGGTTTTATCTTGGTGTTGTACATATAATTCCCAATAATCACCTTTTTTAACAGAATAAAAATCAATTGTATTTTGATCAGCTGGTTTCCATTTTAACAAATTTTCCCATTTATTTCTTTTTGGATAAGGTTCATTCATAGGTGTAAATATAAGGCCATCATTGTGATAAGGTTTATTTTTAATGTCAGTCATAATAATTTCAGATCCCATAAAAACATTTCTGTAAATGAATTGTTTACATTCACAAGTGTATAATTCTGTATTTTCTGTTGAATCGATAACATTTTTTAAATTTTCAAAACGTTTTTCAAATAAAAAGTTTGTATCACCACGAAGATCTTGATTATTTAAAACTAAAATGTCAAATGCATAAAAATTTACTTTTGATAAAACTGAATCCTTGTATTCACGTAACAATTCTCCATCAATTAAACAATTTCTAAAAGTACTTTTTAAATCTGTCTTTAAAATTCCATTCAAATTATTATCCAAAAAATATACATTACCAACATTATCAACCATCATAAAATATCTATCCCCATCTGCTTTATCTGTAACACTATAAAGTTCTTTATACAAAAGTGTTAATTGATTTTTATGTAAAGTTTGAGGTTGGGCTCCCGCAAACGATGCGTAACCAGTTTGTCCTACCATTTGTTTATACTGATTTGTTATGTTGTAACGTTCATAAGGAGTAATTATCATAAAATTTTCTTGTTTAATTTGTAAAAGAATTTCAATAAAAGACACTACGATATCGTAATTATTAACATATACTTCAAATTCAATTTCATATTTTGGTGAATTTTGTTTTGCTAAAGTTTCATTTGCACCTTCGTGTACAATAGTTAAATCAAAACTACCAAATTGAAATTTATAAGAAAAACGATTTTTAATACGCACAATTTGTGGAACAATGGTTTCCCAATTAACACCACTTGGTTTGTTTATAAATTTTTCACTAGATTGAGCTAATCTTAATCCGTAATCATAAACATCAATATTTTTTTGAGTATTTTTAATCATAAATTTTTCTTGTCCATTTGATATACTTTTTCTGATGCGATCTTGACCAATTTGATAAGAATAGTCAATAGTATCAGTTTTAATAAATTCACTACCAGGTAATTCAGTTAAAAATTTTTTTAATCTGTAAAAAAAATCAATTTCTGCAGATGGATTAAATATTTTTTTTGTTTTATCATTTTTATTGGTAACAAAATTACCAAAACGAATCTCATTTTCTGTTGCAGAATTTTGTGTAACATTTTGTAAAAACCGTTTTAAAGTTTGTTCGTGTTTTTTAAAATCAAAAGTTGTTGTCATTTGTAATAAGTGTATATTTTAAATTTACGATTTTTTATTCATTTTTTTTTGAAAACTTAAGATTAATTATGTAATTAGACCCAAAAGTACGCTTTAATGTAGCGTACTTTTGGGTCTAAAAAACTTTTATTTTTACATTACTTTTTACATTACTTTACACAAATCTTTAAAGTATTTTGTTACTGTACATTTACCTTTACCATTAGAATTCATTTCTTCGTATTTATTTACATTATCCAAGTTTAATCTTCTATAACTAACTGGTTTATAGAGTTTTTCTTTTAAAACATACCAAACACCGGAGTGTTTTAAAAGATGTGTTACTGCGTCGTGATATGTCATATTATTATTAACAACCCAAACTTCATTTTTATACCAGTTTAATTTTGGATCACCATTATTATTTTTTGTCATTTGAAATGCTAAAGTATATTTGTAATTTTTGTAATTTTTAGTATTTCTTTGAGTTAAATCAGTTTGCGTAAGTTTTTCAACTTTTGTTGTTGTTTCAAAATCATTATTCATATTATAATGAAATTCAACTACTGTTGAATGATTTTCCGGAAAATTTACTTGAGTTTGTACTTGTTTTGGTTTATTTTTAGGTCCAAAAAATACACTCATTATGTAATTCAAGTTAATTTTCATTTAAAATTCATTTTTTTTTTGTAACAGTATAATTTAAATCAATTTGATTATCATTTAAACTAGATATTTTGTCTTGTGTGTATTTGTTTTTTATAAATATTATTTCATTAATAATATCTAAATTTATTTTTTTTTCTTGATTACTTAACAATCCATCTTCAGTAAAATCTGGAATATTATATTTTATAAGTTTACAATTTTTCCAATTTGTACTTTTAAATTTATATTTTTTACCAATTAATATAAAGTAATATTTCATTTTATATTACTTTAGATATACTTTAAAATTCATTTTTTTTAATGGATGACAAAAATGTTCTAAAGTTTGGTTATACTGGTGTTGAAAATATGCCGAGATTATATTGAAGAATCCATTTTTCTTTCGTTTCTTAGTTTCTTTTCTATAATATACTCGCGATTTTCAACACCAGTAGTCCAAGTACCGCAACGCCCTGAACTTCTATGTAATACATCTTTATCGAAGAATGAATCTGGTTTTTTTTTAAGCTCTTCTATAAATTGTATTCTGTATTTTTCTTCATATCTTACTTCGCCATTCATGTTTATATTTGCATAAAAATTGTCCATTTACTATTAATTTCTAATTAAAAAAAAAAAATTAAACGGTAATAATTAATTTTTAATTAAAATTTTTTTTTAAAAGTTAACATTATATGAACAATATTATAAATTATTTTTATTCATCACAAAAAAAATCTCAACAAATTGTTCCACCAATTACATCACCAATTGTTCAAACTACTAAACCAATTAAACAAAAAACAAATATTGTTTATGTAGTATTAAATAAATCAAATCAAGTATTAGGTGTTTTTGATACATTAGAATTAGCTAAAAAAAATGGTAAAAATAGTACATATCACAATTGTATAATTTACAAATTTACAGTTAATAACAAATGTACTTTTTTGTCTGATCCAGTTTTTGAAGACAATTAATTACCTTCTTAAATTTGAAGGAAGTTTACCATAAGTAAAGTCTTCAATACTATCTTCGTAATTTTTATTAATTTTACAATCTATTAAAAAATATCTGTAATGAAACTCTTTAATACCAGTTTTTGGATCAATAATTGACCTTCCTACATTTGTAAGTTGATTTTTTTCATTAATTGCATTTAATTCTTTAATTGCTAATTCTTGATTATTAAAAACACCAACTACATAACTTTGTTCATTACTACAACTAACTTTAGAACCATACAACAAAAAAATTGTATTTGTTTCAATTGGTCCAATTGTATTTGTTTCAATTGTATTTGTTTCTTTACTACCAAAAAAATAATTTGTCCAACTCATTTTATTTTTTAAATAAATTTATTTTTATTCATTTTTTTATTGTTTAATTGGTACAGAAGTAAATGGATTTTTTTTAAGACCATAAACCCATAATTTAAATGAATCTAGAAATTCATATTCAGAGTCATCACATTGAAAATAATGTCCAGGTATTCTATCATAAATATAATCACTATTTTCTTTTTGGTGGATTTTTTCCCAATTTTTATACCAATTATAATAATGTGTTTTTGAATTAAATTTTATACATTTCCCATATTTGCAATTAAAAATTCTAACCATTTTTACTTTAAATTATATGATTGATTAAAGGATTAATCTAAATTAATTTAATTTGATTTTCATTTTTTTAAATATTCAAATAGTGACTAGGTAAATATTGCATTTCATTAATAATTTTTATAAATAATTGTAATTTGTTTTTAATTTCATTATTAATAATTCCATTACCTACACTTTTATAAAATGTATATATATTTGATTTACTATACCACGTTTTATTAATAATTAAAAATGAATTATAAATATCTGTAAGTAATATGTATTTATAATTTGCATCATTTGCTTTTAACCAAAGATTGTAGTCAAAAGGTATGTCTTTATATTTAGATACACAAACAACGTAATAATAATTATCATTTTTATATATATCAAAATATAGATCACTTTCTGCATATAATAATAAAACGTCTTCAATATTTTTTGTATATTTATATTGTATTACAAGTAATTTTGGTATAGATAATATATAAACATCTGAACTTATTTCTTTATAAATAATATAATCTATATGTTTTTTTATTACGTTATTTTTTATTACAAGTTCTTGTGATGACACTAATCTTTTATTTATTTTTAAATTCAAATATTTTTTTACAATAACTACGTTATTTTTAAAATATTTTTTTACCATTAAATAATCTAAATAAAATAAATAACGTAGTTAAATTAAAAAACCCACAAAACTGCATATTTACAGTTTTGGGGGTTTTAAAATTTTTTTGTGTTGGTGTTTTAAATTTTTTTGTTGGTTTTTAGGGTTTTATTCAATTTCAACATAAGGTGGAGGAAGACACAATCCAGGTGGAGGATATTTTGAACCAGGATACATAGGTAAAGGTTCGCAATTAAATGAACATATATGACCATATGCTTCACAATTTAAACAAGGGAAACCATCGCGAGTACAAATATCACAAGTAAATTCAAAAAAACAATTATCACAATGTGAATGTTGAATTAATTGGTAAGGCTGTTCTTCTTCATAAAATTCTTCATCAAGTTCTTCATCATTTTGGGCACAATCACGTCGGCAATCTTCATAAGGTTCTTCATAAACAGAAGGTGGCGAAGATTGACAGATGTGTCCATAAGTTGAGCAGTTTATACAAGGAAAACCATAAAAATTACAATTATCACAGCAGTTGTTATGAGAATTTTGATAAGACATAAGAAAAATACAATTTAACATTTTTTCATTTAAAATTCATTTTTTTATTTTTTTTAAATGAATTTACAAGTTATTTGATAATATTATTAATTCGCTTGGCGTTTTCCCACTATTACGACGATATACTTTAAATTTTTTAATAGTAAAATCACTAAATGTATCTTTTACTTCTTTTGTATTTGCATTTGTCATAATCCACTTTACACCCTTTTTATCTAATTTAACTAATTCCGTTTTTAAATTCTTCAAAAATTTTAAATCTATAATTTCATCTTTATTATAATTGAATTTGTAACTATGTTTCTCAAAATATGGAGGATCTAAAAATACAAAATCACCTTTTTTTGCTTTATCCAAGATTTCAGTGTAATCTTTATTATATATTTTTCCACTCGTTTCATTTAAGTACTCAGATACGTCTTCTAATAAATTATAATATTCTGGTTTTATAAAAGTATATATATCTTTAGAATCTATATTTAAATCTAACCCATTAAACATAAACTTATTATTCTTTAATATATCTCCCATATAACTACAAAATTTCATTAATAAAAATAATGAAGCTCTTTTGTAATCATATACCATTGTTTCTATTTTTTTAACTTGTTCTTTACAATATTTTATCTTATTTTCACGAGATTTTGGTTTAAACATTTTCCCAAATTTTTTAAATTCATTAATTATCTTACTTTGTTCTTTCTTAATACATTTCCAAATATTTATATTATCTTTATTAAGATCATTTATTATCCATTTTTCTGGTTCTAAATTCAAAAATAACGATCCACTACCTAAAAATGGCTCTATATATGTTATTTCACCGGATTCTATATCATCCAATACAGTTTCTGGAATATTTTCTATTATGTATTTTAAATACCTTGATTTATTTCCTTGCCACCTTATAAATGTTTTCATTACATATACTATAGAAAAAAACTCCTTAATAAAAATCTTTTTAGAAATTTATTAATTATTATCCATAAATATCAAAAATAAATTTATTTAATTCAAATACTTTTTTTAAAATGTTATAGTACGTATAATGAAAACATTTATCAAGTGGCAAGGTAATAAAAGTAAACATATTTCTAAATTTGAAGATTATCTACCAGATGAACTTTATTCTGACAACTACAAAGGTACATATATTGAACCATTTGTTGGTAGTGGGGCTGTTTTATTAAATATTCAACCAAATAAATGGATAATAAATGATCTAAACAAAGATCTTATTAATATTTACAAGACAGTAAAAGAAAATCCAGATAACATTATTAAATTTTATAAAAATTTTGGTGAAACATTTAAAAAATTATCAAAAAAAGATAAAATTATCAAATGTAAAGAATTATTAAAAAAAATGGAACAAATGGATTACACTCCAAAACGAGCTACACTGTATTTGTTTTTAAAAGACACAGCTTATATGGGAAATATTATTGTAAATAACAAATTTTATTTCCCTAATTTAGATTTGAATATAACTGTTAATAATAACTACCCATTCTTAAAAGAACGTAAATACAAAAGCATAACTGATGCCAGTGAATTTTTTAATGAAACCAAAGGTAAAATATTAAATAAAGATTACAAAAAAGTATTAGATCTTGCTAAAAAAGGTGATTTTGTTTTCTTAGACCCACCTTACATTGAAAAACATAATTATCAATTTAATTACAATAAAGATGAAGTTATAGATACACATTTTATAGAAACTTTATTAAAAGAAGTTAAAAAATTAGATAAACGTGGCGTTAAGTGGATGATGACACAAGCAAATACATCATTAATTAGAAAAATATTTAAAGATTATACTATAAAAACATTTAAAGCTTACAGAATTGCTAAAAAAGGTTTTAGTTCAGAAGCTATTATTATGAATTACTAAACTAAAACTTAAGTTCCTTAATTACAAAAACCCCTTAATAAAAATCTTTACGAAATTTATTAAGGGGTTTTTGTTATTTACAAAATTTTACAATTTATTTTGATAAAACTTTTTTAAAGTTTATCCATATATTCTTTAATTTTATTATTCAATTTTAATTCTGAATAATTATTTTTAATTGTCCATAATTTTCCATATTGGCATTTATTAGATCTACCATTATCAATATTATTACACAATTCTTTATCACTTTTTTCATAATCAATTCCTTGTTTGAATTCGTTAAATGAAATTTCGGTGTCTTGTTGATACAAGTATCTAATCATTTTACCAACTAATGTATTACCATTAATCCACTTTCTTAATTTAGTTAGATTTACACCATCAATAACAAGGTCAGTGTCTTCAACATCAGTTTCTTCATCAGATTCCATATTCATTTGAATGTTTAATTTTGGTCTATCAATAGGATGTCTGAAATTTTTAAACAACAAACTGTCAACTGTATATTTTGTTGTACTAGTGTTACCTTCTTTTGTAATTTCCTTAATATATGTTTCTTGATTTTGGTTATATTTTACATATGTATTGTATACATCTTCAGGACAATATAATTTTCGTTCTAAATTTGGCATAGCACAACCAGTAATTCTACCAATTGTTTGACAGATTCCAACTGCATTCATATTTTTACCTGGTCTATAAAACATAACAGTAGCTGTAATTGGAGCTTCTGTATCTTCACCTACATAACTAATACCTCTGCAAATGAGATCCTTTCCAATTGTTAATACACAATTTTCACCTAATGATTTCATTATTTTGTAAAATAATCTTATACTCATATTTTTCATCTGATATTGCATTTCATTTTTTATAAAACCTACATTGTATCTATTTAATCTCCTCTCAAATCTTTCAACGTGACTTGGGTCTTTTAAAATCGTAGAAATACCGTTACCATTATATGTATTTACAATACAATTCAATTCATTTGTGAAGTGATGTAATAACATATTATGACCATCTTCAATTTTTCTATCAATACAATAAAGTATCGCTTCATTTGTACCAGCCTCTTTAATACGATTAACTTCATTTCTCAATTTTTCACCAACTTCAAGATCATCTGTAATGTCAATGTGATTAATTTTATCATAACCTGTGTAATTAGATGGTGTTTCAAGTTTCATAACATCTGGACATTCTATATTATAAAGATTCACTAAATTTTCAGGAGTTGCTGAAACAAAAATACGTTTAAGATCAATATTACCCATATTGTTATTAATTGTATTTCTTAATTCTAACCATTTTTGATGAGACTTTGCTTGAGTTTCTGTAATAACATTAATATCTTGGTCCTTAGCAATTGTGTCGGCCTCGTCGTGTAGAATTACAATTCTTTTAATTTCACTCATTTTTGGAATTCTTGTATAACAGCTAGTAAGTTGCTCAATTAATTTTTCAATTTGTGAACTGTTATCTAAACAAAAAATAACAAATCTCTTATTACCACTAGATATACATTCTTTTAGATTTTTTTTAAATTTTTTATCAGTAACTTTTAATAATGTGATATCTTCAGAAATGAAATCCTTAGATATACGATTAAACAATTGTTCTTGTTGGTCAGTTTTGTTGTCAGTTGATACAATCACAGGCGTATTGTATTGAAAACAAGTTTTAATAAAAGTAATTGTAGCTGCAGATTTACCAACTTGTGTTCCAGCATATATAATACCATTAACACTTTTGGATTCAATAAAACGAACATAACGATTTTTTTTTATATTTGGTTTTTCAATAATATTTTTTGCAAAGTTTTCTGTTTTATTTTCATTTCGATTTTGTACATTTACGTTCGACATAACTTGTGATACTTGATCACGTTCTTGTTCATTAGCGTTTTCTAAAAAATTAGAAATTAATTGAGCTAATTGATCTCGTTGAGTTTCATTAACATTTTTAATCAATTGTTCGATTGTATTCATTTTAACTTGTAATTTTTACAAGTTTTACATTTTAAATTCATTTTTTTGTGAATTTAATCACAATAAACTTTTAACTAATTTAATATATCGTTTCATAGAATCATATTTAGATTGACCGAGGTGTTCATTCCAAGCATTCCATTTTGCTTTCCCTCGTAAATCAAAAAATCCAGGTTCTGATGTAGTATTATCACCAAAATTAGCTTGTTTAAATAATCCGTATAATTTTAATTGAATTTCTTGTGGTACAGTTAACGATTTAATCTTTTCTGTATATTCAAGAAAAATTTTTGTTACTTTTTGTTCTTTATCTTTTTCCATTGTTTTTGCAATTAAAAAATATAAAAAATTAATATTTTAAACTACTTTTTCTTAAATTTGTCCATTCTATAAAATCATCTAACAAATTTAAAAAAAATTGACAAACGTTAAATGTAAAAGTATTCATATAATTATAATTTTGTTAATATAAATTATTAATTAATTTTAAACTTAAAAAAAATTGATTAAATATACATTTTAACAAAATTTTAATGAAAAGACTTTTAAATTTAAAAACTTTGCAATTAAAACGTGAGACTAGATATATTGATAAAATGATTAATGAATTACCATTAAGTTTAATTAAACAAAATTCCGATTTAAAAAAAGAAATTATAGATTTAAAAAAAATAATAAATCAATTTAAAAAATTAAAAAAATTAAAAAAATGTTAATTAAAAATGAAGATTTTTATAATCTGGTACACTTTCCATTTTATTTTTAACTCTCATTTTAAGATCTTCTAAATTTTCATCTTCTATTGGGTAGATTGGATCTAAAACTCTAATTTTAAAATATACAGGTGTAAAGTAAACAAGTCTTTTAATTAAACTAGATATTATTGGCCATTTATTTACATTTTCTGTATATCTTATAACAACTGGTAATATAGGAGCTTTAGCTAAAAATCCTCCAGATTTAAATTTACTCATCACTCTTTGTGATTCGTTAGTATCAGCACCACCTGGTGCCATAAAAATAATTTTATCTTTACGTTGTCTACTTAAAATAGTATCTTTAATAATAGTCGATACACCCGTACTTCTAATTTGTACATAAATTGGATCAAATGTATCTGAAAATAAATTTAACGGGAACCTAAAATAAGGAGCATACGCAACTGGCCTTACTTTATCTTTATCTATTACGCTTGATAATACAAAAGCATCCAAAAATGAAGGATGATTAAATAAAATTACACCTTTTGTTTCTTTTGTATAAAAATCCTCTATTTTATTATTATTAACTTCTTCAAATTCTGTTTCAGTTGTATTATAAACATTAAAACCCAATAAACTAAATTTAAATGCAAATTTCATTAATGGTTTTGGTAAAATAAAATGTAACATTAATCCACCAAAAACAGTATAAAATCTATATAAACATAAACGTAAAAATAACGTTACTATATATGATTTACTAAATATTGCTAACAATTCTTGTATTAAATACATAAGCGTAGTTTTAAATTTAAATTAAATTGTTTTTAAATTAAAATTGTTTTATTAAATGTCATAAAATAAATATTCGTATGTAATTTCTTTTTCTGAAATTGTTACTAAATGTTTATTAATTGTGTATTTTAACACATTTAATCTATTTGACCATTCTTTTTGATCTCTTATTATTAATTTACCTGTAATTTTATCTAATTTAAAACTTGATGATTTTTTTTTACCATTTTCATTTATATAAGAATCTGGATTGAATCTTATAAACACTACAGGTTTATCACCAATATCTTTTAATAATTCAATTAAACGAATATTTTCGTCATCATATCTGTCATGTTGATTTTCGTCACATTCACAAATTATAACATGTGTAATTTTATCAATATATACATCTGGACGTCTTTTAGAAGATCCTCCATAAATAGTTTTATCAAATACAATTTTTTCATCTTTAAATTGTTCTTTAATAAAGTCTGTCATATGATTTTCTTTAATTTTATAATTAATAGATATTTTTTCATCAGGAAATTTATGTAAAAAACATCTAAGACAATAACTTTTATATTTATTATTTTTTGCTCGTGTATCACAATTTTCATCTAAACATATTTTAGATAATACATCAACCATACCAACTTTTGAATGCTTTTTACAATATTTACCGTCATTTTCATTTTTAAAATTAAATACTGGATACGTATCACATTTTTCTTGTAAACATCTTTTAGATATAACATTAATCATATTTTCTTTTTTATGTTCTTTACAATATTTTCCAATTTTTTCATTTGGTATATTATAATTTGGTTGTTTATTACAATTTGGTTCTTGACATATTTTATTTTTAACATCAACCATATCTTCTTGTTTATGTTCTTTACAATATTTTCCAATTTTTTCATTTTGTACATTATAATTAGGTTGTTTATTACAGTTTTCTTCTAAACAACTTTTAGATATAACATCAACCATACCAACTTTTGAATGTTCTTTACAATATTTTCCAATTTTTTCATTAGGTAAATTAAACGATGGTTGTTTATCACAGTTTTCTTGTAAACATCTTTTAGATATAACATTAATCATATTTTCTTTTTTATGTAAATTACAATAAATACCTATATTTTCATTAACTAAATTGAAAGTTGGTCGTGTATTACAATTTTGTTCTTTGCATTTTTTACCTTTAACATTAACCATATTGTCTTTTTTATGTTCTTTACAATATAAAGCTGATTTTTTATCTGGTAAATTGTAAACTGGTATTTTATTACAATTTTCTTCTTTACATTTTTTATCTTTAACATTAACCATATTATCTTTTTTATGTTCTTTACAATATAATGCTGATTTTTTATCTGGTAAATTGTAAATAGGATATTTTTTACAATTTTCTTCTAAACAGGTTTTAACCATTTATAATTTTACAATAGTTTATTTTAAATTCATTTTTTAAACGTATGCTACTGGACTTTTTAAATTGAATTTATTTTACATTTTAATTCACCACTTTCTAAATCAAATTCTAATTCAATTTTTAAATTTGGATTAACTAAATGGGGAGTAACCGTAGGTACAACAGGTACAACAGGTACAACAGGTACAACAGGTACAACAGGTACAACAGGTACAACAGGTGCAACAGGTACAACAGGTACACTTTCAATTTGTTTCCAAAGACTTTGTGTATATATACTTGGGTACCAATTGATTATAGAAGTATGTGATGTTATACATTTATAATAAATCAAGTCATAAATTACAATATCACCAATTTTATAATTTTTATTATTTTCCCAATTCATATTTTATATTTTACATATAAAATAATTTTTTAATTTTTTTGATAAAATTTTTTTTAACTTTTAAATTGCCATTTTTATAGGAATATATTTTTGTGGAAAATATCCAATTAATTCAAAATCATCAACGGTAATATCTTGCCAATCTTTTGTAATTATAGAATTATCCAGTGATATTTTAGGTAAAGGTCTAGGTGTTCTTGATAATTGTTCTTTTACTTGATCAAAATGATTCTCATAAATATGTGTATCACCACTAATAAAAATTAATTCTTTTGGTTTGAAATTATATTTTTTTGCTAAAATATATGTTAACAATGAATAAGCTGTACAATTATAACAGGCAGCTGTGTCAAAATCTGAACTTCTCATGATAAACATACAACTAAGATATCTCTCATTATTTTCTTCTGTTACATAAAATTGAATTGAATAATGACAAGGAACAAGAGCTGTATTTTTAAAATCAGTAGGATTCCATGCAGATATCATAATTCTACGACTAAATGGATCATTTTGTAAAAGATCTTCTATATATTTAAGTTGATCTACACCACCAATTTTACTTGTATCACATTTACTAGTATCAGCAAATGATGGTGAATATTTAGCACCAAAATGTCTCCATTGAAATCCATAACCTGCCCCTAATACTCCTACAGGATAATTTTGTAAATTTTGTTTATCTAAAAATTCCCGTGAAGTATTACTAGACCAAATTTTAATTCCTTTTTTTTCTAAAATTTTAGCATCTGTATCACCTCTACACATCCACAATAATTCCTCACAAATTGTTTTAAATGGAATACTTTTAGAAGTCATTAAAGGAATATTTTGACTAATATCAAATTTAATTTGATTTCCAAATATACTAATTGTATTTATACCAGTTCTATTAATTCTTTTATTTCCATTTTTTAAAATATGAGTCATAACATTTAGATATTTTTGCTCTTCAGTTCCTTCATTCAAGTAATTGTATGTTAAAATTCTATAACTTAATTCATTTTGTGTGTATTTTTCACTGTAACCAATAAATTTATATCTGTAGTCAAAGTGAGGCATAGTAATTAAATTAGTGTAGTCTTGTAAAACAAAACCTTTAACTTCTGTAATATACAATTTTTCAATTGTAAATTCCTTGTTATTTAAAAACAAATTGTAAACTTGACCCCCACCTATTACAAAAACATTTGGATTAAACATTTTATAAAAATTTTCAAATTGTAAAAGTGTTAAAAAATAAACTTTATTTGTAGACAAATCTTTAAGATGTTTTGGTAATGGATAGCTTTTCAAATAACCTGGATCATTTGTTAATACAAAATTTAATCTATTTTTTAATGGTCGGTAATTTGATGGTATAGAATAATATGTATGACGTCCCATTAAAACAATATTAGGTAATTCTTGAATTTTATTAGAAGTAATGTTTTTAAAAAATTCTATATCTTTTGGTAATTTAACTAACAAGTCATTATCTTTACCAATAACTAACTTATTACGATATTTAACTACACACGCTATTAATGAAATTGGCATATTTTTTATTGATTTAAAACATTTAATTTTAAATCAAAATTCAATTTTTTTTAATTGGTATTAATCAACTTTCATATATTTTTCTTTAACTACTTCGGACTTGTTGTGCAAAATCTAATGATGAAAAAATTTGAGAACAGTACTGGTCTTCTGATCGAACGCATACCATACAAATAAATTTAGTTGGTGTAAATTCATCAACAGCATTATTTTTAGATAAATTGTCGAGGTAATTCATTATAGGAATAGTAAGTACATTATTTACAGTGTCTTGTTGACTAGGATCTTCTATAACTTTTTCTTCTTCTATAGGATCTACATAGTATTTAGTAGTACTGTATTTATCTAAAGACATTTGTTTATTTACTTTAGTTTTTTTATAATTTTTCTTGTTAAAAAAGTAAATTAGGTGATTTATAGTTTCGTTAATATAAAATCCTTCTTTTAATATATCAAAAATATCTTTTGCTGTATAATTTTGTCTTATTGATTCTTTCATATAATTTTCAACAACACCTATACCACCTGTTGGTCCTAATATTGTTGTAATATTAGTTTTTGAAATTTTACCATTATGATCTTTTGGTTCAATAAATACATCATAAATATCAACTGGTGATTCACGTCCTGCAGTATCGACAATAGTTATATATCCAATTTTTCCAGTATCAAATGTTATTTCAAATACAATATATAAATGAGATCTACTACTAACTGGATTATTAGGAGTCTTTTTAATGCGTTTTTGTGAAATACGATAATCAGTTATAGCTGATGTTAATGAATTTAACGATTCTATTGATATATTATTTAAATTAACACCTACTGGTATATTGTCTGAAAAATCACTAGATTCATCAAAACTGACAGTTTTTAATTGTTTTATATTACCAACAAGATGATGAATATTTCCAGATATGCTTTTTAAAGTAGGTGTAAATTTATTAATATATTGTTCAAAAACATTTTTAACACGAATATTTGTAACACCCTTTAAATTTGCTAAACCATAATGCATTAAACCAGGTATACCTCTTTCACCTAACAAAATTCGAGTCTTCCCTGATCCTGAAATACCGTATCCAAATAATACAATAGAATATCCATCTTCAACTTGCTTAAAAGAACTATATAAACCAGGATTTACTGTATCAGCTTCTTCTATTATAGAATCAATATCTACTGTAAATTCACCTTTTGGTTTACTATCTAAAACTCCTGTATAAACATCTAAATTAGTGAAATATTTATCAAAAATACCATAAAAATCACCATATGTTTGTTTCTTAATTTCTAAATCTAAATTTTGTACACCACTACAATCAACTGTTACTTGTTTAGTTTTTTTGTTTTGAACAGTTTCAATATAAACCGTATTATTTGCTTGTTCAATTCCAATTAATGGTTTTATTTTAATATAAATTCGTAATGCTCCAGATAAATCTTCAAAAATATTTGTTAATTGTCTATCTTGTTCACGATATTCTAAAATATTAGCATCCCAATATTCAGATATACTTTGAAGATCTTGACAAAATTGTTCAGGAATTTTACTCCAAGTACTTTTTGATTTGAATAAATGTACATTAGGATCATTCATATATTTAGATAAATTCAAGAAATCTATGTGTTTATAAATTTCTGTTCTAATAATTGTATACTTATTTTTAATACTCAATTGTATACGTTCACTTAAATTTGTAAATACAGATATTACAGTTGGATCCATTATAATTTTATCTAAAATATCAATAACTTGTTTTTTTCTATAAAACATATTATTTACCATTACAAATTTTGTAAAAGTTTCAAAACACATACTATAATCTACAACTTTTTTAATTGGCGTATTGTTATTTTTAGATAAAAGACTTTTAACGTGTTCTAATTCACGTTTTAATTCTGAAATTTCTATTTTTAATTTATCAGATTCAGCTTCAGAAACATTATCTGGTGTGTCTTTTAATGACATTGCTGTTAATTGTTCAGTAGCAGATTTTTGTAATTCTTTTTTAATTGCATCAATCGAATTAGTTAATTCTATAATTTGTTGGTTTTTTGTTTTATTATCTAAATTTAAACTTGAAACGTAATCATTTTTTCGTTTCATTAATTGATTTAAATTATCAACCACATTAGTTACTTGAATACCTAATTTTTTACGATATTCTTCAACAGAATAATCATTTTTATCAGACCAATCTAACCATTCTTTTGTATAATCTTTAATATTACGAATAATAAGGTCTTTTTCAGATAAAATATGATCAAGACATTCAATTTGATGATTTTGAATTAATTTATTTTCAATTTCAGATTTACTGTATTCTTCTTTTATTGTATCTAATTCATTCTTTATTAAAGTCACAGTTTCATTTAATTTTTTAATTTCATCATTCTTTTGTTCAAGACGATAATCAAAATCTGTACCTTCAGTTAAATTATCTAAATGTTTATTTTCATTTTCTAATACCGTTTTTAATTTAGTTTCTATAATGTCTTTTTCATTAGTAAGTTTATCAATGATTTTTTGATAATTTTCTTTAATATTATTTTTAGAATCATTTACATAATCATTAATATCATTCTTGTATTTTTTTATAGCATCTATTATAATATCTTTTTCATAAATAAGGTGGTCTTTACATTGTTGATTGTCATCTTTTTCTTTTTGTAATTCTTGTTCATATTGTTCTTTAATATTATTTAATTCTTTGGTATATTCAGCTTTTATTAATAATTTTTCTCCTTCTGAATTTACTAAAATATTTGGACCAAGTGATTCTTTTTCTTGAAATTCTTTTACTTTTGATTGTAATTCTGAAATTACTTGATCTCTTTTTACAATTTCCATTTTACCAGATTCTTCCATTAATTTAATAAAATTTGTTAAATCTGATTCATTGTATCCTTCAACTTTAGGTACACTTTTTAATAATTCTATAAAATGTTCTGAATCTATATTATTTAAATCAATCGGATTTATAACTTTACAAAAATTACCATTTTCTGCAATATATCCTATAACAAATTTATTATCAGTTATAACAAAACCTAATGCTTTACGTTCATCTGTTAAAGCACCCATATTAATAGGATTAAATACAACTTTTGGAAATGACTCTTTTATATAATCTATTATATTACTCATTAATAATATAATACAACTAAAAAAAAATTTTACTTTTAAATTAAATTACTGTTACAAAACCTTTTTTAAATTATTTATTTCGACGAATTTCAGTCAAATTGTCATCATTTTCACCTATAATATTACCATTCGTATCAACTAAAAGATTAACCAATTGTTGTGTACATTTTTTTGTAATAGGATCCCATATTAAATTATATTCTTCACAAGGTAAACATTTACCTTTAGATTCACTAAACATTTCGTTGTCTTTACATTTTATTTCTTCTTGATAACATTTTTGTACTTGATCATTCCAATGTAATATAGATTTTACACCTAACTCATTTGTTATATAACCATTACATTGTTGTTGCAAAAGATCTTTTTTAATTGATTCTTGTACAGAAATATTGTCACTTTTTAATGTATTTGTAACAGAAGGCGGTAAAGATATACTATGAGTCATACTTAAATGATCACTTAACTCTTTTTCTTTATTTAATTTTTCTTCTTTACATCTTGTTAATTCACTTAATGTATCTGTTAATTTACTTTGTGTATTTGATAAAGTATCAGAATTTATTATATGCTCATTAACGCTATTTACATTAAAAGTATTCAAGTCAATTATTTTTTTTAAATTATCACTATTTTCTTTAATTAAATTATTATATTTTTTTTGAATTTCTTTGAATGCTTTTTTATATCTATCCAAATTATTAACAATATTAACATTACTTGTATCTTTTAATTTTTTTTGTAAATCTTTTACACTTTCTTCTAATTTAATATTTTTATTTTGTAATTCATTAAATGCTAATTCGTGTTTTTCTATTAAATTACTGAGTGTAGTATAATCTTGTGTTACATTGAAATATTTTGTTACAAAATTGTATTCAGAGTCAGATTCTGGATTGTCATTTAATTGTTGTTGTAATTCTTTAAGATCATTATATTTGTTTTTTAATAAACCCATTTCTACTCCTATATTTACATTAGTTTCTTTTAATGATTCTATTGCATCAATATATCCCTTTACATTTTTTTCATAAGATTCTATTAATATATCACGTGTAATTTTTGAATTTTCATATTGTCTAGTTGCTTTTTCTAAACTTATAATTAAACTGTCTATTTGTATTTTTTGATTAGGATATTCTAATAATTGTTCATTTAATTTATCTAATGAACTTTTATATTCATCATTAATTTTTTGTAATTCTACATTAGTACGTTTACTATTAGCATACATATTAGCACGTTCAACTAAAGTATTTAAATTTTCTTCTATATTATCTGTTTTTTTTAATACTTTATTTCCAACAAATAAATCTTTTAACCAAGTTGCATAACTTTTATAACGTTCTGGGTCATCTTCAATAGGATTCCATTTTTCTAATGTATTTTTTATTAATGAATAATAATAATTAGTTGATTCTTCTAATTCTGGTATTTTTATATTTAATTGACCAAGTTGACTATATAATGTATTAATTTTTTGAGTACATTGTTTTTCTATTTGTTGTTTTTCATTTTCTTTTGTTATTAACAAAGTATTTAATTTATTTAAATCAGTACTACCTAAATTTATGTTTTGTTGAATTTCATTTTTTAAATCACTTATTTCTGTTTTTTTTGAATTTAATTCTTTTTGTAAATCTGAAACTTGTATTTTTAATGTAGTATTTAATTTTAATGCTTCATTTTTCTCATTTATATATCCTGTTATTTCATCTAAATTATTTTCATTTCGTATTACACTAGCTACACCAGGTACACTTATAGGTAAAGTTTCTGGTATTACTTGTAAATTTATTTGTTTTAATATTGGCTCAGTAACAATTTTAGTATAATTATCTTGTAATGGATTATACATTACATTTACACCACTAACTACATTATTTAATTTTTCTTTTATATATTCTGAAGATATAATATCTGAAACATTTAATTTTTTATTTAATATGTGATAGTGGTTTTCTGATACCGTTAGTAATTCAGGAACTTTTTTATCAAATTTTATTGGATATTCTAATTTAAACATTTCTCCATTAGAATTAACTACACCAAAAATTTCATTACTTTTATTACGTATAACAGTAATATCATTTGGTAAAATTTTAAATGGTAAATGTATTTTTGGATAATGTTTTATTATTTTTTCTAAACATTTTTTTGCAGCTTTTTCATTATATAAACAAGGACTTTTTTTAAGTTTTAAATTTTTTTTTTTTAATTTATTATAAGTTGTATGATCTTTTTTTATAACTCTATCAGTAATTGGATTTATATAAAATTTGTCCATTTATATAACTTTTTAAAAAAAAATTTAGCAAAAACTTTTTAAAAAGTTTAAAATTGCCATTCTTCACAAATACCACTCCAAGTCACTTCTAATTCTCTGATATTACTTAGATAACTATTACTATAATCGCAATGTAATAGTTCTTCTTCTACCATATTCATTACTTTATATAAACCGCGATAACCATTTATATTATAAATTTCTTTACCAATATTTTTACTAATTTCATTAAAAGATTCTGATGAATCATTATTATATAGTAATTCAATAATTTGATTAACAAAATGTTTATAATTAATATTTGATGTCATTTATTTTATATTTATTTAAAATAAATTCATTTTTTTAAATTTGTAAATCTTTACGTAATTTTTTTATATACTTTAATGGTTGATGTGTTACAATAGCAAGTGATATTATTAATTTACTTAATAATACTATACAACTTTCTATAGTACTAAAATTTATTTTAAATGGTATTTCATATATTTTATGTGTTACTGGTAAAATTGCATTATCCAAGATATATCGTTCAGTATTACGTTTAAAATGTTCATAATCATACCAAGATCTAAAAAGAGTTATCATTATACTAGAAATTTCTTTTGGTAATAACATTGCTAAAACAACTTCTATCCCAGTATTACGTGATATAATTTCATACGATAATATTCTTATAATTTCATTTGCATATACACCTCTACCTTTATTTTTGAATGCTTTTTGCAATAATGTTTTAGTTATATTTAATGTACTAGAATGTTTTGATTTACTAGAACGTTTACAATTTTTTGATTTACTAGAACGTCTAGAACTATTTATCATTAATTATACTTTATAAAAAAGTTTTATTTAATTTAGTTGCATAGAAAAATGAATTTTAAATGAAAAATAAATAAAATAAACAATTTATGCCGAAAAAATTAACATACGAGTTTGTTTATAATTATTTTAAAGAACAAGATTGTGAATTACTTGAAACTGAATATGTAAATGCAAACACTAAAATTAAATATATTTGTAAATGTGGAAATGAATCGTTTATTACATTTGGTAATTTCAAAAAAGGTTCTAGATGTGCAAAATGTTCAGGTAATGAAAAATTAACATATGAATTTGTTTATAATTATTTTAAAGAACAAAAATGTGAATTACTTGAAACAAAATATATAAATAATATAACTAAAATGAAATATCTTTGTATATGTAAAAATGAATCATTTATTACATTTGGTAATTTCCAAAAAAGTGTTAGATGTACAAAATGTTCAGGTAATGAAAAATTAACATATGAATATGTTTATAATTATTTTAAAGAACAAAATTGTGAATTACTTGAAACAGAATATACAAATGCTCTTACAAAAATGAGATATATTTGCATATGTAAAAATATATCATCTATTATATTTAGTAATTTTCAAAAAGGTGTTAGATGTATGAAATGTTCAAGTACTGAAAAATTAACATATGAATATGTTTATAATTATTTTAAAGAACAAAAATGTGAATTACTCGAAACAGAATATATAAATACAAAAATTAAAATGAAATATATATGTAAATGCAAAAATGAATCGTCTATTACATTTGACAGTTTTCAACAAGGTAAAAGATGTAAATTTTGTAAAAATAAAACTGAAAAAAAATTATTTAGTTGGCTACAAAAACACAATTTTAATGTGGATACACAAGTTAAATTTGATTGGTGTAAGAAAAAACGAAAATTACCATACGATTTTGTTATAGAAAATTTAAAAATAATTTTAGAATTAGATGGTGCTCAACATTTTGAACAAGTAAGTAATTGGAAATCACCGGAAAAAACTCAAAAAAATGATAATTTAAAAAATAAATTAGCATTAAAAAATGGGTATAGAATGATAAGAATATGTCAACAAATAGTATATTCAGATAAAGAAGATTGGGAGAATCAATTACTAAAGGCGATAAATTCTAAAGATAAATTAATATATATTGGTAGTATTTATAATTAAACTACTGGTGTAGTTCTAATTGCAGCAAATTTAGCTAACAAAGTTTCTTGTTGGGCACTAGCTAAAGCACTTTGTAATTGTGATGTTTGATTTGCATTAGAAGTGCTTATTATCAATTGTTGAGTTTGTGCTCCCATAAGACGATTCTCGCAACAACATTCTGCTATTTTATCCATTAATTTAGAAGTAGATTCAGATGTTTTTAATATAGAATCGGCGGCAGTCTTTGTAATATGATTTTCAAGAAATCCCTTATAATTTGCTGCCTGTAATTGAATATCTTTGGAATTGTCGCTAGCTTGGAGACTTAGGTTATATTTATTTTCAGATGCCTGGAGTGCAAGAGCTGCTCTATTATTACTTGCATTTACCTCGGAATCTTTTTGTCCCAAAAGGACAGCTTGTGCCTGGGTGAGAACTTGTTGAGAAACTAATGCAGCATTTTTCTCAGATTGAACACCAAGAGCAGCAAAATTAGACTGTAAAATTCCTGAAATGTCACGTCGTGTATCAGTTATTTGAGTCTTAAGATCAGAAGAAGTATTTTGTACAGCAAGTGCAGTAGCAACACTACTTTGTTGTGTTGCGAGTAGACCTTGAGTGGAAGTATTTTGTGTTGCTAGAAGACCTGCAGTAGAAGTAGCAGCCACACTTGCATTAGTATAATCTGAATTTCTATTAGCATCTAATGAAGCTTTATCAGCATTTCTGTTAGCATCGGTTGATGTTTTATCTGCATTACGTTCTACGGATTGTCTAGTTTCAATTTGACTTGCTCTAGTTTGTGCTTGATCAGCATTTGCTTGTGCATTTAAAGTAGCAATAACATTTGCGGTATCAGCATTTAAATCAGAACGAATAAATGAAGTTCCAGATTGTACATCACCTCTAATTTGATCAGTTGAACCGTGGATAGCATCTTGGGTTTGATAAGCTGAACGCTGAACGTCAGCTTGCGTATGTTCACCACTTCGATGAATATCATTTTTAATATGATCTGACGTACGGTGAATTTCATTTTCAAGTTGATTATAACCATACCCATCGGATCCTCCATATTGCATAGTAACTGGTATAACTGGTTGTGATTGAGACATTTTTGTTGTTATACTATAATATCCTAAAAAAATTATATTTAACGCATCATCAAATCTTATCTTTAATATCATAAAATATATACATAAATATATATAACTAATACATTTTACCCAAATCTAAATGTTATATGATTTTTAACTAAAAGATTTTATATGTCTAATTTTAATCTTTACATATAATATGTATGTAAAATGTAGTTTAAAAAATCTTTTCAAATTCTTTAAAATTCTTTCAAATATATTAATTAAATTGGTAATTAATATGAATTCATTTGCTATAAAATCTTTTAAAAAAGGTATACCTAAAATTAATAACACTTTAAATAAAAATATATACGAACCTATAGATATATTCAAAAAATTATTAATTTTACCTGAAGAAATTTTTCAAGAAGAACAACAAGAATTACAAGAATTACAAGAATTACAAGATGAACCAGAAAAAGAAGAACAACCAGAAATTCAAGAAGAATTAATACAAGAAAAATTACAAGAAAAAATTCAACAAGAACCTAAAAAATACATTAAACCCAAATTTTGTGGATGTGATAATATGTGTGGTGAAAATTGTATTGGTATATATGGGTGTAATCATAATAATTGTAAATATGGTAAATGTGGTTGTAATCGAGGATGTGTTAATATTTGTTATCAATGTAGACACAGTGGTTGCAAATACAATTCTAAATCAATTAAAACAAATACAAATGCAAATGTATTATTAAATGTACAATTTTATTTACAAATTTAATCAAATTTCATTAATCCATTATTTTCATCTTCGTTTTCGTCTTCAGTTTCTTTTATTTTTTTATTTCTGGTTTTACCAAGTTGTATTTGATGTTTAATTTTTAAATGACTTTTTAATGATTTATCTGTTCCGAATTTAGTACCACATAATTGACATCCATATGGTTTATCCTCAGAATTTATATGTGTACGTTTAAAAAAATGATCTAATTGTATTAATTGCAATTTTTCTAAAGACATAATATTACCCTTCATTGAACTTAGGTATTTATTGTGCATTGTTAAAAAGTAACTGTATTCTAGTTTTAATTTTTGTAACAAGTCTTTATCAATTTCTATACATCCAGTATTATCTTTAACATTTTCGTATATATGATATATTATTTGAATAGCTGTATTAAATTGATCATTTTCATTGTAATTTGGTATAAACATATTTACATTATTATCTTGAATATCAATTTCAAATGAACTTTTATTATATATACCATAATTTCTATTACACAATATTGCACAACTATTTTTTTCTTTTGTTAATTTATAAAATTCATCAACTATTTCATTAGGTATATTTATATCTAATATATGTGAATAAATATATATATCAGGTTTATTATTTTCTATCAATTTAAATATATTAAAATGTTCATTTACATCTATTTCTATATTTGATGTTGGAAATATTTTATTAAACTTTTCTAATAAAATATTATCTAATTTAATACTTGGTATTTGAATTAAAATAGGTACTTTATCACATTTTACATTATCACAAATTTGCATTTGTATTGTACTAATCAATTCTTTTATTAATAAATCATCTGTTAGTTGTTCTATTTCAATTAATTTTTCACATAATGATTTTTTTTCTAAAGGATTATTGTTTTTATTTTTGTAATTTTGTAAAAGATTATCTATATTAATATGCATTTTTAAAAAATTCAACAAATTTTTATCTTTAAAATAATTTATTATACACGGTACTCTTATTTCATTTATTTGTCCTTCAAAATTCATTATATATTTAATATTTGTTTTAATTACCGAATAAAACCGCACTTAAGTTTCTTTTTGTAATTCTGTATATTTATCCATTTCTGTTGTATATCGTTCTTTATCTACTTCAGATTTTTGTTGATAAATTAATCTTTGTTTTTGGTCTAAAGATTTCCACGCATTTCCGATCAGCTTGCCAAGTTCACCAAATGTTACATCAGGATTAGCTGCTTTAATTTTTTCACGATTTTCTTTATTAAAAATAATAAAAGCACTTAGACTTTTATTTGGAGTATCCTTTTTTTCTTTCTTTAGTTTTACTTTAGAAAAATCAAAATTAACTTTATTGATTGTAATAGCCATAGGTGCAACTTTGATATCTTGTAAAAATAAAACTTTTCGTACATCATCAGACTCTTTTTTAATTTGTTTTCTCTTAAATGTGATATCGTCACAATTTTCTACATAAGACATTATAGCATCTTTGCATAATTTTTCAGTTGAATAAACGCCAATGACATTAGTTTCTTCTAATTTTTCAACATTTGCAACAAAAAGGGAACTCATTTTTATAATTATAAATACTAAATTTCAAAATTCATTTTTTTTTAAAAATTTTTATTTTGTAAAATATTTCTTACTTTATCTTCATATTGCAATTGTATTTTTTCTATATCTGTCAATTCTTTTTCTTGTGGAATTTCTTGAGGGATTTCTTTCTGAATTTCTTGAGGAATTTCTTGCTGAATTACTTGTGGAATTTCTTGAGGAATTTCTTGAGGAATTTCTTCTTGTAGAATTTCTTGTTCAGTTTCTTCAATAAATTCATCACGTTCTGATAGTTTTTGTGTAGGTTCTTTGTATACATAAAGATCATCTGCATCTAACTTGTGTAAAATATAAAATATATCAGAAATTTCATTTCTCCAAACTAAATCTTTAGAAGAGTCTCTTAAGATAAATCTTAATCTATATCTAGATTCTTTAGTAGGAAATTTTGAAATAATATTTAATAAAGTATTAATTGTCATTTTAATTTAATTGATTATTTTAAATTAAAATACTAAACTCAACAAAAAATATCTATGTCAAAATAAATGTAATTTCAGTTTTCACTTAATAAACAAGTGTCTATTTCTATTTTTGTTTCATTTTCTTCAATATAAAAGTCGCTATCACTATCATTACCAATTTCTAAAAGACATTCTGTTTTATTGTACATTTCAATAAATGTTTTATTTTTTATTAAATGAATTGATTCACGATATTTATCAAATAATTCTCTATCATTTTGTAATTTTCTAATAAAAGTATGATTTTCTTTTAAAATTGGTTTTATAATTTTATCAAACCACTCTTTATTTCTTTTTACTTGAATAACACCCCATTTTACTATAACATAAAAAATTGGTTGAACTTCTACTTGAATAGTTGATGAAACTTGAGTGTACCAATTAATAAAGTCTTCTGTTGTAAGGAGATTGTCTGGTGGATAAATGTATTTGGTTTCAGAATTATTTACTTCAGATACTTTATTAATTAAAATACCTTTTGCTTGAAATTTACCTGGAGTAAACTCTACCAAATTATAATTTATAAATTCATCTAAAGTTTTTAATTCTATTAATTCACATTCTAAAAAATCACAAGTTTCTAAATCACATACTTCTAATTGTAACATACATTGAAGGTAATAATGAAATGGTACAAATCCATTAATTTTTCTTTTAAATGGACATTTGATTTCAACTAATGTACCACATTCTGTGATCCCATCAGGACTACAACGTAACCATTTTAATCTAGGATGTACTAATGATCCAAATTCTAATACTTTTGTATTAAAATTAATTCTATATAATCTTGTAGCTATTTCTTCATATTTTTTACCCCACAATGTAAATATACTATCTACAAATACATTTTCTCCAAAAAATGCTCTACATTTATTAACAATAAAATCTTCTTTGGTATCAAAGTGACTACAACATTTACCGTTTATTTTAAAATCTGGTACATTAAATTGTTTTAGGTAGTCTTCACAAACTTCTGGTGTAAATGATAAACACGCAGCTATTTCTGAAGCACTTAATGCAACATTTCTTAACTCGAACCAGGATTTTGAACGCTGAATCGGTTGAGGTTTTTTTAACAGATTTTTAACTTTATTTCGTAATCTAAGTTGTTCTTTTTTATCAATTTCTTGTATTTCCATTTTATTAAGTTAAAATAATAAATAAAAATTCATTTTTTAATTAAATTAACAAAAGCATATTCTCCATATAATTCTAATGCTTTTTTATTATAAGCTTTAGCTGCATCATTTTCACATTCAAATACACCCAATTCATATACTATGCTATTTTTACTTATTCTTGATTGATATCCAGTTTTTCTTTTTACAACACCTTTATATTTACTAGAAGAATTAATCAAACTTTCTGTATTATGAGAATTATGAGAAGCTGTAACAATATGCAAATTTAATGTACGATTATCTAATCTATTATGATTTATGTGATCAATTGGATTTCGCATTGTACCTGTTTTATTAAATTTTAGATGATAAATATACGAATGCATTTTTATTAATTTACCATCAACTCTTCCATGAGCATAACCTTTATTAAAATTCCAATTATACATATTTACTTTATGATAAATATCTTCATCTATATATACTAAATGTATATTATATTTTTGTTTTATTAGTATTACAGGTATATTATTATGATAAAGAATAGGTTTTTTATTATTATCTTGTATTTCTTTTAATTTTTTTTCTTCAAGTATTTTCTCTAAAATATTTTTAGCTTTTTCAAGTGTATCAGTTTTTTTATCTATAGTATATCCGTTTATAAGAATTCGAACACGATATTCTAGAGTTCTCTTATTTGTTAAGGATATATATTTAGGTAATTCTCTTTCTGTATGTTTAAAATCTTCTTTCATAGCTATCTCTATTTCTTCTGGTGTTAATAAATTATTAGTATTTGCGTTAGATTTATAATAATTTATTGCTTTTTTATCATATAATTTTGCTGCATCAATTTCGTTATCAAATGTTCCTAAATTATATTTTTTATAATTAAAATCAATTATAGATGTCCATTTTTTATGTCGTTTATGATATGATACACCTATATATTTACTTGATGTATTTTTTTGTTTTTTTCTATTATGTGAATTTATATTTTTATTAACTATTCTTAAATTAGTTCTTGTATTATTTAACCCATTATTATCTATATGATCAACTACTAAATTATCATCTGTATTTTCTAATATTAATTTATGCAATTGTATTGATTTACCATTTTTAGATGCACCAACATATGTTGTATGTGAGTTAATATTTGCATATAAAGAATATCCTGATACTAATTCTTCATCTTCTTTTGATATTATTGCATTTGCTATAAATTCTTTTTTTTTATTATATAATGGAATTTCTATTGTATCCATTATCTTAAGATGTCTCAATAATTAAAATTTATAAATTAAACGCATTTATTCATTATTATTCATTTTATTATTATGATATTTTATACGCTGTTTTTCAAGTATATCTTGCTTATGTCTTTCGTAATAATTTTTATTTTTACTAGGTCGATTAGTATATTTTTTAAGTTGTTCTTTTAAATTTTGAATTTCAAGTTTTAATTCAATAATTTCTTCTTCCATTATATTTATTTAAATTTTTATTTTTAAATAAAATTTTTTTAATTAAATTTTATGATTTGGTATTTCTATTTCTTAAGTTGGTTTCAATAAGATCATTAAGTCTTACATCAAACTCACGGTCATTCCAGTCATCCCAGTCTTCGTTTTTTGAATAGAAGTAACCACAAAGTAAAAATAAAAATACATTTAAAAAAACGTGAGGTCCAGAATCAGGATCATTAGTGTTTGAAGAAAAGTTTCTCTTTTGTGTATTATACTTTGTTTTATTTTTTACAAGAGATGATACTGTAGATATATATTTTTTTAGAAAAAGTTTAGATATTCTAAATTTTTTAAACGATTGTAAATACATCAATTCTGGTTCTAATTATAATTCAATTTCTTTAAGTAAATTTCATTTTTTTATTTAAAACGTTTAACAAGTTACAAAGTGTTTTTTATAAAATTCCTCAAAAATTAATGCTATAATTGTGTACGATTCATTTACAATTTTAATAAATGACTCTTGTTTTTCTTTAGTATCAACAGTTTTATTCAAGTATTCTTTAAAATCTTTTATAAGTTTACTTGGATTTTCAAATTTAAAGAATTCTTTAGATTCTGGTAAGAATTTTGTTAATAAATTCCCACCAAAAAGTAATCCAAAAAAGAACATATAAGAATGTTCTAAAGGATACCTTTCACATCTATCTAGTAATTCTAGTAAATTATTTGAAATAAAAAAATCCAACGGTTCAATGTCTCTATACATTTTTTTATAAAAATCCTTTTTAATTAATTCATTGTTATTATTTTTTAAAGTATCCTGAATAATATTTATACAAATTTTGTTAAAGTTTACATAAATTTTACCTGAACATTTATTAGTTCTAATCAACTCTACAAAGGGACTTGAATCAACAATTTTGTGACTTTCGTGGGTGGATTTTCGTAAATGATCAGTAAAAGACATTTACATTAATTATTAAATTAATTTTTTGTTTTAAACCGCAATAAACTTTTAAAAAAAGTTTTATCAAAAGTTTTAAAAAAAGTTTAATTAACAAAACTCATAAATAATATACCTAACGTTCCCAAAACAATTGGTAAAAATACATTTGGTTCATTGTTTCCTGCACCAAATTGTACGTTACCCGCACCAAATTGTACGTTACCACGAGACCTTAATTTAGATTTTAATTGTTTTGCTTTTTTTAAACTTTTTCTAGAAATTTCTTTAAATGTTCTAGGAGTTTTACTTGTTATTCTTTTACTTGGACGACAAACCGGATATTTACCTTTTTTACTAGACTTTCTGCCACACTTTTCGTATCTTCCATTCTTTTTTCTATTAAGATCTACCCATTTTTCAGCATACCATCTTTTTAACCCACTTTTTGAAGAACTTTTACCTTTATATTTTCCACCAAGTTCTTTATATTTTTTGACAATCCAACTACTTTTATAAATACCAGTTTTACTACTAAATTTTTTATTGGCTAATTTTTTAACTTTTTCATAAAGTTTTTTGTTTATAGGTTCAGGCATATAAATAAACTATTAAAAAAAAATTTACAAAGAATATCAATTAAAAAGATGTTATTAAAAATAAAAAAAAATGAATTTTTATAATTGTTTATATAAAAATAAATTTAATTATGACTTTACCAATATTATCTTATACACCAAATAATACAAATTACACAGACATTGACATTAAAGAATCATATAATACTAAAGAATTTTACAAATTTGTAAGTGAATATACTAGTTCAGATTGTTGGGCAATGACTGTAAATGACGAAATTTTATGGAATTTTTATGAAAATGAAAATGAATTTAAAAATAATATGAGAACAAATATGATTGAAAATCCAGAATTAGCATTTTCTAAAATGAATAAACCAGAAAAAATTGTAATTTATATGTTTGGTGGTAAACCTTGGGGAATTATTTTTAAATGGGACAATTATAGTAACAAATTTAATGTAAATGTATCTTTTGGTTCAGAAGATATATATAAATATATAACAAACCCAATACCAACAAATGAATATGAACGAGAATTAGTTTATTTACAATCTTTACGATTAGAAGGTCTAATTGACAATACAATTGAAACTATGGATCAATTACTAGATTTTAATGAAAAGTTATATAATGGATTTAGAAGAAATTAAAATGAATTTTAATTTAAAAATAAAAATTTTTAAAATAAAATGGTAGAATTTACAAAAAAAGAATTAGATGAATTAGCTGGTAGTATATTATGGAGATCTAAAGCAAAAGGTGTAATGCAATTTATTTGTCTAAGTAATCTTGAAGTAAAAGCACGTGAATTAAATACATCAAGTATAGAATATGTAAATAATAAAATTATAGAACTACAAATATCTAAATTATCAAATGTTGAATATTTTAAATACATTATTTGTAAAAATACTGGAAATAAAAATTGTTTACCAAAAGTGGAATACAAGTAAATTAAAGAGTTGACATACTTTTAGTATAAAATAACCATTGTAATCCATTCATTCTAAGATTAAAATCTGGGTTACTTGTTGTTAATCTAAATTGGTATATACAATCATAATCTGTAGTTTTATCCATTAATCCATTACACATAAATGATTTATATACAGTATTACCATTTGTAGCACCAGTTTGTGCTAAAGTATTCCATTGAGATACAATTGGTGAAATATCTATGGTTTCTAATTCAACTTGATAATTTCTAGTAATATCAAAAATTTCAAATTGAACAGATCCACTGGTTACATTTAAAAAACTTTGTAAATTAGGTGAATTAAACTCTAAAACAGTTTTCATACTATCTAATACATCACCTGTACCTTCACTATTTCTATTAGTAAAAATTAATGTTTGTACTACACTACGACCATTAATTACAACAAGATCTGGATCATTTGTATAATGAGAATGTAATGCGATAGATTCTGTATGTGAAAAATTTAAATCATATGGTGGTTCAACGTAATTCGTAACAAGAGTTGTTATTGTAGTTAATTGTTCTTGCGAAAGTGCACCAGTTGTTTGTAAAGTTAATTGATCACCAGTTAACTCACAACCATTAAATAATGGTGCATCATTAGCTTTCATATATTTTTGAAAAGCAGTTAATAAAGAAATATTTTTAGTAAAAGTGTATGTAGTCATTTTTTATACTATTATACTTTAAAAAAAATTTTTTTAAAAAAGTATTTAAAAATAATATAACTATTATAATGTATTCAGAATACACACCGTCAATTAAAGGTACAAAAGAAGACGAATTATATAAAACACATAAAATTTTATTAAGCGATTTAATAGAAGATAATACAGAAGACCAATGTTTTGATGGTGTAGAACATTTTATTCATAGACAAACTGGTAAAAAATATTTTTATGACAGTTTTGAAAACAATTGGTATTAAGTTTAATTAGTTAAGATTAGTTAAGTTTAATTTTACTTTTTTTTTTCATATAAATAATATATATGAAATCATTAGTTGTGGGAATTGACTATGGTACAACGTATTCTTGTGTAAGTACAATTGTAGATGGTAAAGTTAAAGTAATACCGAATGAAAATGGTGAAATGACTAGTGCTTCAGCTATTTATTTTGATCCTTATTCTACAGATATACTATATGGTAATATTGCTAAAAATTGTAAATGTGCATTTACTAATTTAAAACGTTTAATAGGAACTTCCTTGGACAATTTAGGTGAATTACAACCTTTTTTTAAAGATCAAATTGTAATTGATAATAAATTTCAAGTTAAATACAACAATACAACTACTTTTTTTTCAGTAGAAGAACTTGTAATTTTGTATCTAAGTTACCTTAAAAAGTATACTACAGAATTTATTGGTTGTGAAAAAAGTACAATTTTTGATCTAGTTATTACTATACCAGTATATTATACAGACCTTCAACGGGAAATTACAAAAGAATGTGCTACTAAAGCTGGATTTAATGTTATTAGAATTATTAATGAACCAACTGCTGCAGCTTTAGCTTACAGTCAAACAATTGACTCTGAACAACCAGAAGAAAATGTTTTAGTTTTTGATTGTGGTGGTGGTACAACTGACATCAGTATTGTTAATATGGATCATCAAGAAAAATTTTATCAAGTAAAAAATGTAATAGGTAATAATTTTCTTGGTGGGGAAGATCTTACTGAATTACTACACAATTACTTTCAAGGTCAAGTTCAAGGTCACAGACATCTTAAAAAAGCTTGTGAACAAATAAAACAAGAATTATCATATAATACAAGTAGTACTGTAGAACTTGGCGAATCTTATATTACTTTGTCACAAAACAAATTTATAGATTTGTCAAAAACATTTTTTGATAAAATTAAAAAATTAATAAAAACTTTACTTGGTGATACAAAAGAATCAGTTAGTAGAGTTATTTTTATAGGAGGAACTACAAGAATACCTTTTATTAAAGAAATTTTTAAACAAATTCTGGGGCAAAGTGTTCCCATTTGTTCTGATATAGACCCAGATCAAACAGTTTCTATAGGAGCAGCTACACAAGGAGCTTTATTACAAAATTTATTTGAAAATGAACTAGTGTCAGAAACACTTTTATTAGACATAGTCCCTTTGTCTATTGGTATAGAAACTTTAGGTGGAATAATGGTACCTATAATTTCACGAAATACATGTATACCAGTAACACGTACACGAGAATTTACTAATGTTAGTACAGATACAGAAATTGATATTAATATTTATCAAGGTGAACGTAAATTAGTAAGTGATAATTTTTATGTGACAAGTTTTAAATTAAATGTACCTGAAGCAGAACCTGGAACGTTAGTCATCCAAGTTACTTTTGATATTGATGCTAATTCTATAATTTCAGCTACAGCAAAAATTAAAGGTGAAGAAAATGAAAGTATTTTAGTTATTACTAAAAGTGACCAAACAAAAATTACTAGTAATATTAATTTAGATGAAATATTAATTAACGCAGAAGAGAACAAATTGTATGATACAATTACAGCTAACAAAATTTTAGCTAAAATTGAATTATATGAATCATTCAAGAAATTTTTAGGAATTTTTCACGATAAACGATCTCAAATTTTAGAAGATAAACCAGAATCTGAGTCTTTTTTATTTACACAATTAAATATTTTATTTAACGAAACTTTTGTAATTATAAATGACTACCTAAATTATACACCTATACAATTAAAAGAAGTCAAAGTTACATTCAAAGCAGCGTTTCATAATCTTTTATTCGACTCTGGTCCAACTTTTAAAAATGAATATGGTCAAATTATAGACATTGAACAATATACAGATTTAGATTAATTATATTTTTATTTGTTTTGGAATGTATATATAATTTTATTTTTTATTTTTGTATTTTATATCTATTTTATATACATATTTTATTAATAAATTATTAAGTTAAAAATATTGGAATGAAATTAAAAGAAAAGGGGCTTTTTTGTCAAAAAAAAACACAGAATTCAAAATGAATTTCTGGAGAAAAATAAAAATAAAAATATAATTATAAAAATATAAATTTGATTTTCATTTTGGATTTTTGTGTTTTTTTTTGACAAAAAAGCCCCTTTTCTTTTAATTTCATTCCAATATTTATTTTATTATTTTTTATTATTTTTTATTATCATAGTATATCATCACAACTAAAACCATAATAAAAAAATCTAATACAACATTCCAAAATAACATAGTTTAATTAAAAAAATTTTTTTATTATGTAATTCTAATATGGTATATTGTAATATATGTGGTAATAATTTTACACAAAAATTTAATTTAAATAAACATTTGACAGAAAAAAGATGTAAAGGAGATCTAGTAAGGATAAATGATTTATTAGAAGAACAAAAAAAATTAATAGAAGAATTAATGGAATATAAAGATATGAGTATAGCTAACGGATTAGTAAAAGATGGATCAGTAAAAGATAATAAAATAATAAATATAAATAGTAGTAATAATAATAGTAATATAAATAATATAAATATGAAAATTGAAATTCAAATAAATCCTATAACAAAATTAGAGATTTCACATATAAAAACAGATAAAATGAAAAATATTATAGAAAATTATGATGATGATAAAATAAATCTATTATTATCTGATTATATTAAAGGAATAATATGTGATGTAGAACATCCTGAAAATCATTCTATAAAATATATAAGGAAAAAACCACCTACATATAATTCTTTAGTTGAAAATTCTGATGGTAATACAGTTTCTGTAATTAAAGGATTGAAAGATACATGTGAGTTATTAACTGACCCTATATTAGACAAGTTAAAAATAAAATTAAAAGAATTTATAATAAAATATAAAAAAGATACTGAATTAGATTTTGATTATACACTTTATGAAAATGTTATTAAAGAATTAAAGAAAGAATTAAATAAATCAAATGTTAAAAAAGCATTAAGTTCAGTTTTAAAAAATGATATTCTAAATAATATTCAAATGAAATTAAACGTAACAAAAGATACAAAAATTTAATTTTACTTTAATAAACATTGAACAATATACAAATTTAAATTATTGATATTTTTCTTTTGATTTTATCCAAAATTCCATCAAATCAAATCTAGCTTTAATATCTTGTATTGTATTTTCTTGATTATTTATAATTTCTAAATATTTATTTTTTTCATTATCTATATAAATATTTATATATTTCTTGTCAATACATAAAGTATAATCATAATCTAATCTAAATAAAATAAATAATTTACCATTTTTATATCTTAATTTACCATTTTTATATCTTAATTTACCATTTTTATATCTTAATTTAAATGTTTTATTAGCACGATCCCTTTCAGCATAATGTACATCTATTTTTATTATATTTGAATCATTACATTTTAAGTTTACAGTACAAGTGTAATCAAGTTGTATAGTAAAAATTAAAATTGATATATTTTTACCATAATTACCTAAATCAATCCATTCGTTTACAAAAGAAGAAATACATTCCATTTAATTTTTGTAAGAATAAATTTTATTCATTTTTTTTGTATTCATCTTTGAGTCTTTTATAAAAATCAGATTTTAAAATGTTATTATATAAAATTAAACCTTCATTTTTAACATTTGGTAAAACACTACCATATTCTTGTCCCAAAAACAAACCAAATGTAAATGCTAATAAACTTTTAAACATTTTACTTTAACTTTATAAAAAACTATTATAAAAAAAACGTATAAATTGAATTTAAAAATAAATTTATTTTTAAATTCAATGGAATATGTTAATTTAAATTTAGTTAAAAAAAGTACTACTGTTTTTAAAGGCTTTGGGAGTAGCCTAGTGTGGTTTGCTAATGTTATTGGGAAATCTGACGACAAAGAATCTGTTGACTTTCTTTGTGATATACTTTTTAATAAAAAAAATCCGAATGGTTTACATTTAAATTTTGTGAGATACTGTATTGGTGGTGTTGAAGACCCAAGTTTAGCAAAAAATTTTCGTATTGGTGGTGCTATTGAATCTTACACAAAATACAGAGATTGGGATACAGTTGATTTAGGTCAAAGATATTTTTTAAAAAAATCTAAAGAATTAGGTGTTGAACATTTTGAAGCTTTTTCAAATAGTCCACCTAATAGTATGACTGTTTCTGGATCAACAGCTGGTAGTGAACCTTGGAATATTCCTTTTATAAAATCTAAAATTACATTTTCAAACAATTTGAAATCTGAATGTGTTGAAGAATTTTCTAGTTATTTAGTAAATGTTACACAATATTTATCTGAACACGATAATATACCATTTACTAGTATTAGTCCTATCAATGAAGCATTAAATCCAGGTTGGATTAGTACGAATAACCAAGAAGGTTGTTATTATGATTTATTTGGTATTCGTAGAAAATTAATGTATGTTTTAAGAAAAGAATTAGATAAAAAAAATATGACACACGTTGATTTAGCTGGTTATGATGAAAACTCTATTTTTTTTGGATTATTATCACTTGTATTAAATCCATTTAATTATCAACGATTTAATATACATAGATATAGTTGGGGTGATGCTTTTGGATTTAATACATACGGTTTTGAAGACAATAACATTTTTAGAATATTTATAAAATGGATATTAAAAGATAAACCTATATCAATTAGTGAATTTGGTATGGGATATATGAATGGTATAACTAGATATGACGATTTTCAAACGGTATTGTTATTAGCAGATAAAATAATGGACGATTTTATTTATTTACAACCAAATTTATATTGTTACTGGCAAGTTATAGAAGATCTAACCGGAAATGGCTGGGGTCTTTGTCAAGTATCATTTGATGACCCCAGTAAAATTGTATATGGTGCTCAATATGCTTGTTTTATGCATTTTAGTCATTTTATAAAACCAGGTGATATTTTATTACAATTACCTAAATTAAAAAATAAAAATTTAAAATGGATTGGAAGTCAAAATAAACAAACAATTAATTTAGTTATTTTGTCAAATAATTATTTAGATACAACTTTACACTTTAATAATTATTTTACAAATACAGTAATTAGTATAAGTAATAAACAAAATTTTAAATGTAATAATATAATAAAAACAAATATTTCAGGAAAAATTAATAAAATTGTTATTCCTAGTTATAGTCTAGTAAGTGTTTCTTTTACTAATTGTTAGTTAAGAATTTAATAAATTAATTTATTAAATTCAAATAATTTTTTTAAAAGTTTAATGTAAGTATGTCACGTTATATTAATTATAAAATTAATTTTACATCTTCTGGACAATTACAAACTACAAATTTATCAGCTGGTACATTAAATGTAAGTTCAGGTATAACAACAGATACTATTACAGCAAATACTAGTATTAGTACGGGAACTTTAAATGCAATTAATTCAAATGTTACAACAAGTACAATTGCTACAGCCAGAATAACTAGTAATTTAAATATGACTGGTGCTAATTTAAATATGACTGGTGGTAATATAAATATATCTGGTGCAAATTTTAATATTAGTACTTTAAGTGGTATAATTATTAGTGGTGGTAATATAATTACAAATGGTATGACAAGTTCTAATTTACTTGTAACCAGTTTAATAAGTTCTAGTAATTTATTTAGTTCAACTGCTACAATTCCTAATGTAATTCATACAAATATATCAACTAGTTCTTTTATTAGTAGTAATGGTATAATTAGTAATTTTGCAAGTACAAATATATCTTCTGGTACAATATCTGCTACAAGTTCAACTATAAATAATTTTATTGGAACAAATATAACTACAAGTACACTTCAAACAAATTCTTTTATTGGTAGTAATGGTACAATTGGTGATTTTGCGGTAACAAATAATTTGTATGTAGGTGGAAGCGTAATAGCTGTTAATGTAACTACATTAAATTTAATTGACACTAATATAAGTACAGGAGCAATTTCTGCAAGTACAGGAATTACAAGTGCATCATTACTTGTGACTGGTTTAATAAGTTCAAGTAATTTATTTAGCACAACAAGTACAATTTCTACAGCAAGAATTACTACTAATTTAATTGCTATAGGTAATTCAAATACATTAGGAAATTTATTTACAACAAATGGAAATGTAGGTATTAATACAACAAGTCCGGCTTACACATTAGATGTTAATGGTACATCTAGATTTTCTGGATCATTAGCATTAAATAATAGAATTTCTAGTTTAGGATATCAATACTCTGTTAGTTCTACTAATGGAAATCCTATTACAACTGATCTACGTGTCATTAATAAACGTATAAAAAGTTCTCGTGCAAATGCAGTTTCAGTTGTTAGTACATGGACTACAAGATCATTTACAACTACTGGGTTTTGGGCTGCTATAACTTGGTCACCAGAACTTGGTCTTTTTGTTGCTGGTAGTAATGCATTTTCAAGTAGTTGTCAAACATCACCTGATGGTATAAATTGGACAGCAAGAACTTTAGGAACTAGTATTCAAGCATGGGACGTTGTTTGGTCACCAGAACTTTCATTATTTGTTATGACTAATAATGGTTCTAGTAGTACTACAAATCCATTTCAAACATCTCCAGATGGTATTAATTGGACTACTAGAACAACAGCTAGTGCTTATAAAACAACTGGAATTTGTTGGAGTGGTGAACTTGGAATTTTTGTAGCATGTGCTGGAACGGCTGGTGCTTTAGTATCAGGTGATGGTATAACTTGGACAGCCAATGCTATAAGTAGTTCTGCTAGCGGTAATCAAAGAGTAACTTGGAGTAGTGAATTAAATATATTTGTTATGACAAATAATGCTAATGGATTCTTTTACTCAAGTAATGGTACAAGTTGGACATCAGTAAGTTTTACTAGCATTGGAACTATATTACCAATTTGTTGGTCTGGAGAATTAAATTTGTTTGTGGCTGGTGGGTCTATTGCTTCAACAAGTACTTTTGCAACATCTCCAGATGCTATTAATTGGACTGTACGTACTTGTCCAGTAACATCAATGAGTCATACTAATATTGTTTGGAGTCAAGAATTAAGTATTTTTATTACTGCATCAGGTTCTTATACATTTTCAAGTCCAGATGGTATAAATTGGACAACAAGATCATCTAGTTTAAATAGTACTTTTAGTTGTTGTTGGTCACCAGATCTAAGCATTTTTTTAATAACATCAAATAATGGTGTGAATAGTGTTTATACAAGTAATATTGGTATTCCAACAGGTAGTAATACAGTTCTTGCCCCAAAATCACAATTAACAATTAATAGTTCGGGAAATGTAGGTATAAATAACTCAAATCCAAGTGAATTATTAACAATAAATGGGAATATACGTTTAGGACCTACAACTGATTCAAATGCAGATTATTATATTAAAAGTGCTGGTCAATTAAATATATCAGCAAATGATGCATCTACTCAAGATGCTTTTTCTACGTTTTTAACTTTAACATCAGGTTTATCATCAAATCTATCAGCAATTAATATGGTTGGATCATCAACATTCAAGTATATAGCTTTAAGTACATCAAATACAGAAAGATTACGAATTGATTCACTTGGTAATGTAGGTATAAATAATTCTAGTCCGGCTTACAAGTTAGATGTTAATGGAAATGCTCGTTTTGGATCATCTGGTACTACATCTACCGTTTTAACTAGTAATAGAATAAATTCATTAGGATATATGATAAATGCAAATACTGTAGGTAATTCTGTAACAACAAATATGAATGTTATAAATAAACGTACTCGTGTAAGTAGATCTGCTGCTATTAATGCTGTTAGTACGTGGACTTTAATAAATGCTAATTTGACAATAACCTTTGTAATTTGGGTAGCTGAATTATCAATGTTTATTGGTTTAACAAATAATGGAACTAGTTCTATTCAAACAAGTCCTGATGCAATTAATTGGACTACAAGAACCACACCAAATATATCTAGTTATGTTGGAGTTCCTTGTTGGTCACCTGAACTTGGTTTATTAGTAGCCCCATGGAATGGAGGTACAAGTTCAATTATAACAAGTCCTGATGGAATAACATGGACTAGTAGAACAACACCTAATGCGAATAGTGCTATATGGGGTAATGGAGAAATTTGTTGGTCACCCGAACTAGGACTTTTTGTAGCATGTAGTTCTAATACAAGTACACAAGCAATAATGACATCACCAGATGGAATTACTTGGACTCAGCAAACAATTTCTAATAACAGTTGTATAGGAATGTGCTGGTGTAGTGAATTATCTATTTTTGTGGCGTCTGATAGTAGTCAAGTTCTTATAAGTTCAAATGGTACAACTTGGACTACATCTACAAATGGATTATCTGGTTTTGTAGGTCAATATATTTGTTGGAGTCCTGAACTTTATCTCTTTGTAATGACAACATTTATTTCTAGTAATGTAGTTGCAAGTTCGCCAGATGGAATTAATTGGACAGGTAGAACATTACCAATTACAACAAAATGCCAAAAAATTATTTGGAGTAACGAACTTAGTTTATTTGTACTTTGTGGATATGGTGGTGTAACAAATTCTATTATAACATCTCCTGATGGAATTAATTGGACTACTAGAACGACACCAAGTATTTCTAATTTACAATGTGTTGCATGGAGCCCTGAACTGAGTATATTTTGTGTATGTGCAGCAGGTAGCACGAATATTCTTACAAGTAATCCAGGATTAGTTACACCACAAAATACTGGATTATCGAGAAGCACTTTAAAATTTCAAAATAGAATTTCTAGTTTAGGATATCAATACTCTACAAATACAACTAATGGAAATCCTGTTACAACTGACCTTCGTGTCATTAACAAACGTATTAAAAGTTCTCGTGCTGCTGCTGTTAATGCTGTAAGTACTTGGACTTTTAGAGCAAGTAATTTATTTTCTCAAAATATTTGTTGGTCTCCCGAACTATCACTTTTTGTCGGTACAAATTATAATGGTGCAACTGCTACGACAAGTGCTATACAAACATCACCAGATGGTATTACTTGGACTACACGTACAACACCATCTATTATATTAATTTATGTAATTTGGTCAAGTGAACTTTCATTATTTGTAGCAACAAGTTATCAAACAGGTACAAGTAGTGTTATAACAAGTTCTGACGGTATTACTTGGACTAGTCGTACAACACCAACTGCACCTGGTACTGGTGGATGGAGTGAAGTTTGTTATAGTCCTGAATTAAATTTATTAGTTTGCGTGTCTAGTAACTCAGTATCTAATACAAGTTGGATAATGACTAGTCCAGATGGTACTACTTGGACAGCTCAAACTACACCTAGTGGAAATAATTGGGCTGGTGTTTGTTGGAGTAGTGAAATAAATTTATTTGTTGCTACAAATTATAATACAAGTACAACATCAGCTGTTGCTACTAGTCCAAATGGTATAACTTGGACAATACGTACAACACCATCTGTAACAGGTATAACAGGAGTTAAATGGAGTCCTGAACTAGGCATTTTTGCAGCAGTTGGTACAAGTATTGTTATTACAAGTCCAGATGGAATTAATTGGACAAGTAGAAGTGCACCTACCGGAACTTGGATTGGTATTGTATGGAGTTCAGAATTAAGTATATTTGTTGCTTGTAACACAACTGTTAGTGCAACAACAATTATGAGTAGTCACGATGGTATAAATTGGATAGCAAGAACAACACCTTCTACACAATGTTGGGGTATTTGTTATTCACCAGAATTATCAATGTTTATTGCTTCAAATCCATTAAGTACAAATATTATTACAAGTAATATGGGTATTCCAGCTAGTAGTAATACAATTCTTGCTCCTAAATCACAATTAACAATTGGTAGTACAGGAAATGTAGGTATAGGTACAACAAATCCACAATTTACTTTAGATGTTTCTGGTAATACACGTATTATTAATACTACAACAACTTCAGCTACGTTAAATGTAGCTGGTCCAGGATCTACTACATATTTACCAGCTAAAACAACAATCGGGTCATTAGCATCATTTTATGGTCCAAGTGGGGTTGGTATAATATCAAATTTTGATCTAAGTACATTTGCTCCACAAGCAGGATCAAGTTATTTACCTGGTGTTAGATTCAGTATGACTGATCTTGGAAATGCTAATACTTCATTTAATATTTTAACTAAAATACCAAGTGGTGCTAGTATGGGATCCAGATTATTTATTGATGGATCTGGAAATGTAGGTATAAATACAACAAGTCCACAATTTACTTTAGATGTTTCAGGCTCTTGTAAAATAACTAGTTCACTTACAACTGGTAGTTTATTTTCAACAAATTTAACTACAAGTAATATCGTTGGAACAAATGCAAGTATTGGATCTTTTCAAGCAAGTAATAGTACAATTGGTAATTTTGCAAGTACAAATATATCTTCTGGTACAATATCTGCTACAAGTTCAACTATAAATAATTTTATTGGAACAAATATAACTACAAGTACACTTCAAACAAATTCTTTTATTGGTAGTAATGG